TCAGCCTTTCCTCCCCAGGGGACAGTTCGGGCATCGGCCGCATTCACCACCGAGCTCTTGCACCATCTCCCGCATCGATGCCTGTGCTGGCGGGCTGTCGCGGATCTGGCTTGGTACTACACAGACGATGCCCTTGTCGGTGCGGACCGCCGCTCCGTGGAACTTCGGCCCGTAGTCGACTATGAGCGCGTCGTTTTGCTGCATGGCTCCCCCTATGAGTCGCCTTCAGGGAAGCCTCCGAGGACGTGTCACGACTCTGCCACGTTTGGGACCTGTTGGGACTGGTTGGGACCGGAGGGGATACAGAGAGTTAGTAACAAAACGGTAAAGTCAAATGGTTGTACGGCAAATGACGGAACTTCAGTCAGGTGAGGCCTTCCTCGCGGAGATCGCGCGCCACGCGCTCGCTCATCTCCCGAATCTCCTCGGCCGTCGTCCCCTTCGCCGTGGCGATTAGCGCCAACCGCACAACGTTCTGAACCCGCTCGTCGACAACATCCTGCGATAGCGGCGACTTCTGCACTCCGGCCGCGGCTGCGTCTTCCATGTCGCCGACCGGTACGGGCTCGCCACCTTCGAGCACGGCGACGCAGCTACCTGGCGCCCAGCGGAGCAGGCCGTCGATCTTCACGTAGTTGCTGTCGTGGATCTTCAGGCCTTTCTCGACTCGTTGCCATGTCCCCTTTGAGGTGCCGGCGGCCTTGGCGTTTCGGTCGTTCAGTGCGAGGCCGAGCACGGCGCGACGGCGCTTGGCTACGTCAGCCAGTCGCTGGAGGGCCTCATCGGAAACAGATGGCATGCCTTCATCTTGGCAGGACTGGAGGGGACCAGCCAGGACTACGGCTCGGTTAGGCCCATTCTCGCCCTTCCGTTTGCCCAGCTCACGGGGCATCTAGGCTTACACGTTGGCAACTAGTGGCAACACGGGGCCATCTTTGGCTAGACAGCGTGGGCATCTTTGGGTAACTTCTATGCATGGCACAAACCCCAACCACCTTCGAGGTGGACGGGACGGCTATCTGCACCAAGCGCATGCAAGCGGGGATGGAAGTCCAGCAACTCGCAGACCAAGCCGGCATCACCGCCAGCTTCCTGCGAAAGCTCGAACGCGGCGACCGTCACCGCATGAGACCTGGCAAGTACCAGGGCCTCAGAGCCGCCCTGAAAGCGAACGAGACCGAACTCCTCGCCCCCCACCCGAAACCCCCTGAAAGGAAGTGAAGTGAACAGCACCCAGTCCCCGGTGGATACCCCCTCCGAGTACCTGAGCCTGCGCCAGGTCGCCGCCGAACTGAAGTGCAGCGTCCGCACGGTACGGCGCTATCTGGCCAACGGCCGGCTCGGCTACAGCCAGGAGATCAAGGGCGGCGTCATCCGCGTCAGCCGCGCCGACCTCGCCGCCTACTACCAGGCCAGCCGCCGCGGCCCGGCCGTCTCTCGCCGCCGCACGGCCGCCGCCTGACCCCCCACAAAGCGCCGAAGGGCCGCCGGACGCGACCCGACGACCCCCGACTCGGCTGATCCACCTCACTCACTCCAGAAAGCGAGGCGTTCGCCTTGAACGCATCATCTCAGACCCAGATCACCGCAGCGATCGCGCTGACGCAGATCCTGCAAGAGTTCGGCGACCTGCCGCCGCTGGCCTGGCGGATCTCGAACCGCGAGGGCCTGGCCGACCAGCTGTCCGGCGGCGGGATGTTCCAGGACCCGGGACCGGTCGTCGCCGCGTGGGCGGACGCCCTCGGCGCGAGCGTGGCCGAGTCGCCGTTCCAGCTCGACGGCCAGCCGTACATCGAGTTCGCCGCGGCGGTGGTGTGGCGGGACGTGCGGGTGCGGATCTGTCTGTCGTGCCCGACGTCGGCTCTGACGGATGCAGCGGTGGCGGCGTGAGCGCCCCGCTGGTGGTGAACACCGTGGACGGGACGTGCTGGACGCGACGCGGTTCGCTTCGTGGCGGCGAGCCGCTGTACGCGCCGGCGGATGTGTGTCGGTGCCCGGAGTTCGTGATGGCGACGCTGGCGGAGTTGGCGGAGCACGGGATCGTCGGGTCGGCGGATGTTCTGCCGATGCCGGTGGGCTCGAAGCCGCAGGCGGAGACGTTGCCGCTCAAGGTCGTGGCCGAGCTGAACAACCTGCGTATGCGACTGGCCGGTATGGCGAACCCGCCGCGTGAGGTGTTCCTCGCTCTGTATGACGGAGCCGAGCCGGAGCTGTTCACGACGGCCGAGGCTGCGCGTGAGTGCTGCGACGACCTCGCGAAGTCGGACGCGCACGAGAAGTACTGGGATTGGACCGTCAACGAGCACGGGATCCACGTTCAGTTCTGGACGCACCCGGACGACGACCGACCGCTGTCGGAGACGTCGGGATGTGTGACGCCGATCGTGGTCCAGGGCGACGACGACGTGTCGGAGTTGGAGCGGCTGCGGTCCCGGGTGGCCGAGTTGGAGGCGGAGCGCCGCAGCACGAACGAGGCGTTGGACGACGCGGTGCAGGAGCTGCGGGCGCGTCATGAGGATGTCGAGCCGGACGCCATCCCGCAGCGGATCGCTCCGCCGCAGGTGTTGGGCCCGTTGGCGGGGTGGGTTGCGGAGACGTTCTCACCGAAGCCGGCCGAGGGCGAGCACTACGCGTCGACGCATCACGAGTACCGGCTGGGTCACGACCTGCCCGAGACGGGCGGTGCGTGATGGCGACGCCGCTTAAGTCCCGCCCGCTGGCGGATTTGGAGGTCGACTCGGTGCTTGCGGTGGAGGCCGCGTGGGAGCGCCGGTCGCGCGGGCTGAAGCCGTGGACCGTGGGCGAGTTCCTGGATCAGGTCGCCGCTGTGCACGCCCGCTACAACGTGCGCCGCGAATGGCTGCGCAGGCACCCGCAGGGGGCTCCCCAGACGGTGCCGTGCGCTGAGTGTCCGGCGGAGATTCCGGCCGGGCGCACCTTCTGCTCCAGCCGCTGCCGTAACGCGGCCGACTCCCACGACGAGATGGACGGGGACCTGTGATGAACGACCACGACCACGACAACCCGGACGAGTTCGAGGCGGGCTGCCCCGCGTGCGAGCTGGACGAGGTGTCGCTCCAGGACACGGGCCGCTCGTGGGCGTACCGGCTGTACCGGCACCCGTCGATGCAGGCGACCGTCCGCCACTTCGGGGCGAACCCGCTGCCCGAGCAGCAGGATCGGCGGTCGGCGTGAGTGCCCGCGACCGGATTCACGCGATGCTGCCGATCTGTGACAGTCCGGCCGAGGCCGCGGCCCGCGAGACGGAGATGAACGCCCGCCTCGACGACTACCGCACCGAGGTGCTGGCCGAGGTGACGGCGTGGCTGATCAAGAAGGCCCGCGAGTTCCACGTCCGCAGCCGCAAGCAGGAACGGGCGCAGGGCGACACGTGCGCCAGCCTCGCCTCACAGATCGCCCGGGGTGCGGTCCGCCCGAACAACGTGGACATGCTGCCCACCGCCGGCTTCTTCGAGGTCGACCACGCCTACCAGTGGCGCGGCGACGAGTTCCGTGTCCTCGCCGTCGACCCCCATCCGATCCGCGGCGATCTGACTGCGGTCGGCTGGCTGATCGAAACCGACGGAACATGCCTGATCATCCGCATGACCGGCCCGGAGTGGGAGTCCGGCAAGTGGGTCGAGGTGACCCCGTGACCGCCGTGTCCGAACTCGTCGCCCGGCAGCAGGAGCAGGCCGCGCGTGAGGCAGCGCTCCTCGCCGCGATCCGGTCCAGCAAGCAGACCCGGTGGAAGTCAGGCCACGCCGTCGTCGCCCTCAGGGCGGCTGGCCACTACCCGATCAGTCCCGGCACCGCGTCCCGCATCCTCCAAGCCCTCACCTGGGCCGGACACCTGATCGCGCACGACGAGAAGGGCGTCCGCTACTACACCGCGACGGGGGCGGCCTCGTGAGCCGGCATCGCGTCCGTCACCTCGTCTGCGACAAGCCGCTGTGCACCGCCCGCTACATCCACGGCGACGGCACCGCCCCGGAAACCGTGCTCCGTCACCACGCGCGCGCCGCCGGATGGAAGCGCACCAAGGGCAACCGCGACTACTGCCCCGAACACAACCCGTGGCCCGGATTCGGTGCCTGGGCTCTCTCCAAGACGACGGGGGTGGCCCGGTGATGCGCGCCCTCGCCCTCGACGCCGGGTTCGTCCTGGCCGTCCTCGTCGCCGCCTGCACGGCCACTGCGGCAGTCGCCCTGCTGTTCCCGGCTGCCGCGTACTGCGACGTCATCGCCGGGATCGCGGCCGGGTGGGCGGCCATGGAGCTCCTGCCCGACCCGCCCTGCCCCTTCCCCTGCTGCCAGAAGGGCCACCAGTGACCAACCCCAAGCACGCCCAAGACACCGACAACGGTCGCTACTACAGCGACCCGGCCGGCGGCCCGGACCTCGTGTCCGTCACCAACGTCCTCAACACCAGCGTCCACAAGCACGCCCTGATCCCGTGGGCCGTCAAGCTCACCGTCGAGTGGATCCTCGACCACCGCATGGAGGTCGCTCGCCGGGCCATCACCGACCGGGCCGCGCTCGTCAAGGAGCTCAAGCAGATCCACATCGACGTCCGCGACTGCGCATCCGACCTCGGCACCCGCATCCATCGAGCCGCCGAACAGCGCCTCCTCGGAGCGCCGTTCGCGGTCGAAGCCGAGGTCGCGCCCTATCTCGCCCAGCTGGAGAAGTTCCTCGGCTTCTGGGGTGTCGACGTCGACAAGCACGTCGAGGCCGCAGAGATCACCTGCCTGCACCGGCGGTTGGGCTACGCGGGCACCGCCGACCTCATGATCTGGCTGCCCACCGGGCCCGGCCGCGTCCTCGAACTGTGGCTGATCGACTTCAAGACGTCGGCCACCCGCTCCGCAAAGGACGTCTACCCGGAGAACACCCAGCAGCTCGCCGCTCTCCGCTACTGCGAGTCGGTCCTGCTCCCGGACGACACCGAGCAGCCGATGCCGAAGATCCAGCGGGCCGGTGTCCTCAACCTGCGGGCCAAGTCCCACGCCCTCGTCGAGATGCCTGCTGGCCGCGACGCCCACAAGGCGTTCCGTGGGGCTCTCGCCAACGCGCTGTGGCACCACGCCGCCCCTTCCTCCTACCCGGCCCTCCTCGCCCCCGATCAGCCGGTTCCGGCCCGGTGGCGCAACTATCGAAAGGTGGCCTGACCGATGGGCTCCCGAATCCGCACCGCACAAAAGCAAGCCCGCGAACTGGGCCGTCTGCGCACCGGCTACAGCATCCCCAACGACGACCCGAAGAAGCGGCCCCGGCCGGTCAAGTCGAAGACGTGGGTGATCAGCAGCCACGCCGAGCATTACGTGACTGCCGCCGCCAACGCCTGGGGCGGCAAGGTCGAGCGCTGGCAGCCCCAGGGCAACGGCGCCCCCCAGTTCCGGGTGATCACCGATGCCGAGCTGATCGAGGCGATCCTTCCGCCCGGAGACCCGCTGTCCCAGGCCAACGAGATGTGGAACAAGGGCGGGTGCGTCCGCCGCTGCGACGGCGCGATCGAGCAGATCAGCCGCCACCCGTGCCTGTGCCTCGCCGAGCACGGCCCGGAATGGCACCTGCTGCGCCAGGACCTGTACACCAAGGACAAGGTGTGCGCCGCCACCTCCAGGCTGAACGTCGTCCTGCCAGACATGCCCGACGTCGGCGTATGGCGGGTGGAGACGCACTCCTGGTACGCCGCGAACGAACTCGCCGGAACCGTCGACATGGTGCTGTCCGGCACCGGCGGCAAGGGCCTCGTTCCGGTCACCTTGCGGATCGAGCCGCGCACCCGGGTGGCGGGCGGTCAGACGAAGCACTTCCCGGTGGTCGTCGTCGAGATCCGGGGCGTTACGACTCGGCAGGCGTTGACCGGGCCGCTGCCCACTGCGGTTGCGCTGGACCCGACCGGCACGCGGGCGGTCGCCGCGATCGAGGCTCCGCGCCCGGACTACCTCGCTGATGCGGCGGGCGCGTTGACGGTCGACGACGTGCAGGACGTGTACCGGGCAGCGCACGCCGCGGGCCACCTCACGGACGACCTGATCGCGGCCCTGAAGGCGCGGGCGGCCGAGGTCAAGGCGGAGGAAGAGAAGCGCTCTGACGGCGTCGGATCCGGCGAGGCCGGTCCGGACGACGAGGGCGTGTACACGGCCGAGGTCGTCGACGACGGCCCCCGCGAGCCGGCCACTTGGCCCGCGGCCGCGCGGCCCGGCAGCAAGTAGCCCATTTCGCACCGGGGCGGCCCGCACCCGTAATGCGGGCCGTCCCGGCTCACACAGGAGACCACACACATGAACCAGCCCACACCGTGGCACCTCGGCCGACTGGCCGGCTTCGATACGGAATCCACGGGCGTCGACGTTGAGAAGGACCGGATCGTCACCGCGTGCATCGTCGAGGTCGGCGGCAGCGCCCCGGCCCTCCCCGCAAACTGGCTCCTCGACCCGAAGGTCGATATCCCGGAGGCCGCGACCGCGGTCCACGGAATCAGCACCGAACGCGCCCAGGCGGAAGGCCAGGACGCCGCCGAGGGCATCGCGCAGATCGTCGCCGCTCTCACGCAGGTCGTTCTCGCGGGGACGCCGATCGTCATCATGAACGCCCCCTACGACCTCACCCTGTTGGACCGGGAGGCACGCAGGTACGGCATCAAGACGTTGACGGACACCGTCGGCCGGGACCTGCGCGTCATCGATCCCCGCGTCCTCGACAAGCGGGTCGACCCGTACCGGCGCGGCAAGCGCACGCTGACCGACCTGTGCGCCCACTACCAAGTCCCGCTGGACGGCGCGCACTCGGCGGACGCCGACGCCATCGCCGCGTGCCGGGTCGCTTGGCGGATCGCCTCCACCCACGGCGAGATCGGCAAGGCGTTCCTCGACGAGCTCCACGAACTGCAGGAGACCTGGGCTGCCGCGCAGGCGGCGTCGTTCCAGGAGTACCTGCGCCAGAAGGACCCCAACGCGGTGATCGACGGTTCGTGGCCGCTGCGCCCCGCCCAGACGGGAGACGCCCGATGAGACTCCAACTCCCGTTCGTCACCCGGCGCCGGCACGAAGCCGCGCTCGCCGCCGAGCAGGCCGAGACCCTGCGGGTGAAGAAGGTCAAGGACGGCTGGTGGCAGCGCCACGACCGTGTGGCCGAGGAACTCGCCGCGGTCAGCATCGTCAACGCCTGCCTCACCGAGGCCAACACCGAACTCCGTGAGCAGCTCGCCGAGCTCCGGGCGCAGTTGAGCGACAGTGCCGCCACCTACTGGAGTGCGGAGGCGCGGCGGGAGAAGAGGCGCGCCGACCGGCTGCAGAAGCAGTACGACGACGCGGTCGGCCTTACCGGCGCACGGCCGCAGGACTCCAGCCGTTGGCAGCCCGGCTACAAGGAGGCCGGAGCATGAACGGCACCGCGCAGGCCGGGCTCGGCTATCTCGCACTGTTCTTCGTCCTCGGAGCGCTCCTGATCCGCTACGGGGCCACGGGCGGCAAGCCCCGCCGGCACCGCGGGCCGCGTGCCCCGCGCCGGATCGAGGTCGAAGTCCCCGGCCACCACCTGATCCCCGCACTCGCTGGCCCGGGCTGGCCGCAACCCGCGTTCCGGCACTGCATCGGCTGCCAGCACACGGTCCCGGTCGTCGTCCACGACCACGCCCACCGCTGCGACGCAGGCCACACCACCATCCACGCCACCACGGGGGACCACCGATGACGCTCCATCGCAACGACGCGCCCACATGCAATGCCGAGTTCACCGGCACGGGCGGCCCCTCAAAGTGCATCCTGTCCGAAGGCCACGCCCCGGCCTCCGCCAGCTTCCTCCACAGCGACGGCCGCTACCGGTGGGGGCGCCCAAGCCCCGAGCAGGCCACAACAGTCAGGAAGACCTGGCCGTCAGCCCCCGCGCTGGTCAACTGGCGCACCCTCGCCGCCGACTGCACCGACGGCTTCGCCGGCGCGGGCGGATCCTCCTCCGGCATCCGCCAGGCCGGAGGCCACGTCCGTACCGCCCTCAACCACTGGCGTCTCGCCGTCGACGTCCACCAGGCCAACCACGAAGACACCGACCACGACTGCGCCGACATCTCCCAGGTCGACCCGCGCCGCTACCCCACCACCACCTTCGCCTGGTTCAGCCCCAGCTGCACCAACCACTCCATCGCCAAGGGCGCCCGCCGTCACCGCGACGCCACGCCGGACCTGTTCGGCGAGGTCCTGCCCGACGAGGCCGCGGAGCGCTCCCGGGCCACCATGTGGGACGTCGTCCGCTTCGCCGAGTACCACCGCTACCGGGCGATCATCGTCGAGAACGTCGTCGACGCACGCGACTGGATCCTGTGGCCCGCCTGGATCGCCGCCATGCACGCCATGAAGTACCGATCCCGGACCGTGTGCCTCAACAGCATGCACGCCCAGGCCCTCGGCGACGGGGCACCGCAATCCCGCGACCGCATGTACGTCGTGTTCTGGCTGGAAGGCGAACGCGAGCCGGACTTCGACCGCTTCACCCGCCCCTCGGCGTACTGCCCGCACTGCGACCGCACCGTGCGCGCCGTACAAGCATGGAAGAACCCGCAGCGCCGCTACGGCAAGTACAAGCAGCAGTACGTGTGGCGTTGCCCCACCGCCCGCTGCCACGCCGAGGTCTTCCCCGCGGTCCGGCCGGCCGCCGACGCCATCGACTGGACGCTCCCCGCGGTCCGGATCGGGGACCGGGCGCGGCCGCTCGCCGTGAAGACGATGACGAGGGTCTCGGACGGCTACAACACCTACGGCGTGCCGCTCCTCGTGCCGGTCGAGGGCCGCGAAGGCAAGGTGGCCCGTCCGGCTGACCAGCCCATGCGAACCTGCACGGCCCGCAACGAGACCGGCGTCGCCGTCCCGCCGTACATCGTCGAACTCCGCGGTGGCGGTTCCAGCCACCGTGCCGTGACCGAGCCGCTCGCCACGGTGTGCGCGTCCGGGAATCACCACGGCCTAGCTGTGCCGGACCTGGTCGTGCCGTACTACGGCAACGGCAACGCCCGCCCGGCCACCGACCCGCTGCCGACCGTGACCACGGTGGATCGTCACGCGCTGCTGAAGGGCGCGGTTGTCTCCTCGGTCGAAGATCTCGGCTTCCGGATGCTGGAGCCGTTCGAATACGCGGCGGCCATGGACTTCCCCGAGGACTACATCTGGCTCGGCAACAAGCGGGAGCGGGTCCGCTTGTCGGGGAACGCCGTGACGCGGTGCGCGGCCAGGGACCTGTTCGCGATGGTCTCGCAGGCCGTCCTCGGCGAGGAGGCTGCGGCGTGACCACCACCCCCATGTTCGACGTCGAGGCACCGGCCGCCCACGCGGCGGCCGAGCCCCGCGAAGCCCCCCACCACCGCAACCTCACCTGCGTCAAGATCTACCGCTGCCGTCGGCCGGACTGCCTCAAACGGTCAGCCGACTACGACCGCAACCGCAACCGGCTCGTCGCCTACGGCCGGTGGCAGCCCCTCATCGACGCCGAACCCACCCGCCAGCACATCCGCATGCTCGGCACCTACGGCATCGGATGGCAGCGCGTCTGCCGCCTCTCCGGAGCAGCCTGCGGCTGCGTCTCCCGAATCCTGTACGGCGACCACACCCGCGGCTACGTCCCAACCAAACGCGTCCGCATCTTCACCGCCGACCGGATCACCGCAGTCCGCCCGGACTTCGACAACGTCGCACCCGGCACCGGCGTCGACGCCACCGGAACCCGGCGCCGGCTTCAAGCCCTCGTCGCCAACGGCTGGCCGCAGCAGCGGCTCGGGCAGGAGCTCGGCTTCAACCACTACCGCCAGGTCTGGGAAATGATCCGCAAGGAGGCGGTCGCGGTGGCCACGGTCCGCCAGGTCCGGGACCTCTACGACGCGCTGTGGAACGTCGACCCGGCCAGCCGCGACATCGCACCCCGCTACATCGCGCAGGCCAAACGAATCGCCGGAGCCAACAGTTGGGTGCCGCCGGGGGCGTGGGACGACGACTACATCGACAGCCCGGCCGCCGTACCCGATCTCGGCGAGACGGTCAGCGCGTACGCCGCGCTCAGCGAGGACGCGCTGTGGCTGATGGGCGAGCACGGCTACACCCGTGAGCAGGCCGCGCACCGTCTCGGCATCACCTCCCGGCATCTGGAGCGGGCCCTGTCCTGGGCGCGGGCCGAGCAGGAGGTGGCTGCGTGATCGGCGTCAGTCACATGGTGCCCGACACTGCGGGCCGCGCTACCGACTGGCGGGATGCTGCCGCCTGCCGCACCGAGGACCCAGAGCTGTTCTTCCCGAAGGGCTACGACGGCTCCATCAACCTCGCCCAGGTTGAGCAGGCTAAGGCCGTCTGCCAGCGCTGCCCGTCCAGGCCCGCATGCCTCGCATTCGCGCTCGCCAGCAACATCACCGACGGCATCTTCGGCGGCTACACCCACGACGAACGCCGCAAAGGCAAACACATCCACCCCGACATCCCGGAGGAAGACCCGGCGCCGGCCACACCGCAGGAGGCGTTCATGCGGCGCAGCGACGCCGTGCGTGGCGGGCACCGCTCCTGGCGTGGCGCCCCGAAGCTGAAGTGGAAGGGCACCACTTACAACCCGCTCCACATCGCGTTCCTGATGGCCCACGGCCGTAGCCCCGTAGGGCTGATCCGCCGCTCGTGTGCCTTCTACGGCTGTCATGCGGGCGAGCACCTCACGGACGGCCCGCTCCGCGACGTGGGCGCGATGTGCGGCACACGGTCTGGCTACAACCGGCACAAGAAGCGTGGGGAGAAAGCCTGCCAGCCGTGCCGGGCTGCGAACACGCAGGCGGACAAGCGGTGGCGGGCGACGGGCACCACGAGGGCCGCGGTATGAGCGCCCCCACTCCGGAGCCGTCCGTGCCTGTGGCGCAGGCCGCCGTCGACCACAAGACCACCTGACAGCAGCCCCGGCCGCGGACATCGGCCGGGGCCCGGAACAAGGAGACCAGCATGAAGACGCGTTCCGCCAGTCGCTACGTGACGATCACCACCGACGTCGAGGTCGATATCTCCGACTACCTCACCGACGTCAGCAACGACGAACTGTCCGAGTTCGGGCTGCACCGCGACGACGCCTGCAACGGCGACCCGCACGGTGCGGTCGAGAGCCTGCACAGCGCCCTCAACGCGCTCCACCAGCAGGCACATCCGGATCAGCCGCTGTTCGTCGACACGTGCCTGCGCGAGCCGTGCCGGTCACTGCCCCTGCGCCAGTTCCCGAACCTCGGCCGCGCACAGCACTGACCATCCCTCCCGGCGCGCCGCCCCCACGGCGCGTCACCGGGTCGGGCCCCGCACTTCCCCCAACGCGGCGGCCCGACCCGGACCCCAGACCCGATCGGAGGAACCGATGCCCGCCCAACAACCCACCCTCGACGGCACCCTCCCGCAACCCGCCGGCGACTACCACAGCTGGGTCGACGAGGTCCGCGAAGCCTTCGTCGAAGCCGCGCGTACTGGCCGGCGCTTCACTTCGTACGAGATCGCCAAAGCCAACGAACTCCCCGAGCCCGCGAACCCGAAAGCCGACTGGGGCAACTTCGTGCAATCCCTCGTTCGCGACCAGGTGATCGAGCAGTGCGGCTGGGACGAGACCCAGCGCCCGGGCGGAGAGCACTCCGGCGTGAAGGTCTGGCGCGGCACCCGCGCCGCACAAGCCGGGAGGCTCGCATGACCGGCATCCCCACCCGCGGCGAAGCCCGCATCCGCCTCCGCGAGAAAGCCGCCCGCCTCTACATCGAGGGCTGCACCATCGCCTCCACCGCCCGCCAAATCGGCCGCTCCTACGGCTGCACCCGGCAACTGCTCCTCGAAGCCGGCGTGCGCCTCCGACGACCCGGCGGCCAGCGCGTGACCAGCTTCCGGAGGGCCGTCTGATGGCCCGCTCGATCGGCATGGCCGCCGACGCCACCGTCTACCGCGCCGTCATCACCAAGCATCTGCGCGACGGCACCACGGTCACCGAGTACGAGGGCCCCTACGGATCCATCGGCGCAGCCCGCGCCCGCGTCTCGTTCTGGACCAACTACATGGCCGTCCTCGACGAGGAGACCTGCGAGCCCACCGGGGAGAGCCGGGCGTCCGGCTACGTCGAACAGGGCTCCGTCGCCTGGACGCGGACCTGACCACAGCACGACGAAGGCCCCGCACACGGCGGGGCCAGGGAGGAGACGACAGTGTCAGGACTTCGGGGCGGGTGCGATCTTCGCAACCCACTCGCGGGTCATGCCGGACCAGCGGGCCATGTCCGACGGACCGACGCCTTGCGCGCGCCAGGCCACGAACAGCTCGCGCAGCGCGGTGTCGTCCCGCTCAAAGGCGGCAACGGCGCGGGCGCGCCTCTCCGTGGCGGCGCGGATCTCGGCCTCGGCTTTGCTGACCTCGGCTGTCGTCATCATCTGCTCAGGAACATGGGCGATCAGGTGCGGTCGCACCGTGTTGAAGGCGGGGCCTTCGGTGTGGATGGCCAGAGCCTCCGCCTGGAGCGCCAGCGCTCGCGTCGCGTACCACGTGACCTGCTTGTCAGCGACCTTCGGCCACCAGCCCTTGTCCCCTCGGTGCTGCTTCCAGCGAAAGGCAGGGTCGTTGGTAATGCCGACGTACAGCAGCCCTCCCCGCCTGTCGAAGAGGCGGTAGAGGGCGGTGCGCTCGTTCATGTCTGGCGTGGGCAACGGCGGTCTCCTCGGTCAGGCCGGGGAGTCGTCTCCCGGCCGGGCTTTCTTCCTGCTGGTGACGGTCGGCTCACGAAGTCGGCCGATGTCATTGGCACGGGCGATCCGACGGATCGTCTCGTAGCTGTAGCCAGTCGCGGAGGCCACCGTCTTCGGCCTGATTCCGGCACGCAGGGCGTCGACGACGGCGGTCTCGAACTGCTTGGCAGCAGCGTCTTCGGCGGCGCGCTTGGCGTCCGCCGCCTGCTTCAGGCGGGTCACGGCTTCCTCCTCGGTCATGGCGGCATGGTCCCACGCGGATGTGTCCACATCCAGTTGCCCAACCATAGCCAACATTCATGTGTGCAAGTGTATGTTGGCTATATCGGTTCGCGCCACCCGCACCACAGACCTCCCTGAACTGGGGGTCTCACACACGTGCCCCGAACTTGCCCGCAAACGAAAGGAGGACTGCGTGACCGACATCGTGCAGGCACCGAACATCGAGGAAGCCCGCGCCCGAGCCGACCGCATCCGCTCCGGCATGCGCGTCCTCGCCGAATGGCAGCAAGACGTCATCACCGCCTACGCCGCCCAAGACTGGGTTGCACTCGGCTATGAGACATGGGACGCGTACCTCGACGGCGAGTACGGCGAGCACCGTGTCCGGCTCCCTCGCGAACAACGCCGCGAGATCGTCGCCGGAATGTCCGCCGCGGGCATGTCCACCCGAGCCATCGGGGCGGCGCTCGGCACCGGAAACGCCACGGTGCATCGCGATCTTCAGTCGTCTGTTTCAGATGAAACAGACGCGCGGCCCGATGTCGTCCTGTCCCTCGACGGTCGCGAGCGGCCCGCCACCCGGCCTGCGCCCGAGGAGAACTTCTGGGACGAGCCCGGCACGGACGAAGTAGTCGACGCCGAGGTCGTCGATGAACCTACGCGCTCCGAGCCGGCCAAGCCGAAGCGGCGCCCCCTCCCCGAGGCCCTCACCGACGCCGGCCGCGACCTCGCGCGCACCGCCGAACGTCTCGTCCGCCTCACCGAAGACGACCGGTTCCCCAGGAACCGGGACATCACCCACCACCAGATGCCCGAACTCCTCGGCGCCCTGGACAACACCACCCGCCTGATCCAGGCCATGCACCTCGACCAGGCCCAGACAAGCGAAGAGGCCCGCCGCTGGTGGGCGACGAGCCTCCACAACATCTCCGACGCCCTCACCGACGTCGCCAACTCCCTCGAACAGGAGAAGTAATGAACAATCCCATCGTACCCAGCACCACCCACGACGGCCCGATCTACACCGTCGTCGACATCACCCCCGACCTCGCCAAGAAGTGGCTCGCCCAAAACACCCACAACCGCAACCTCCGCGAGCGCGTCGTCAACGGCTACGCCGCCGACATGCGTGACGGGAACTGGGTCGAGGACGGCCAGAGCATCAAGTTCGCCAAGGGCGACACCGTCCTCCTCGACAACCCGCCCATCATCGGCGGCGCACTCCTCGACGGCCAGCACCGCCTCAGCGCCGTCGCCACCGCCAACACCACCATCCGCATGCTCGTCGTCTCCAACCTGCTCGACAGCACGCAGGAGACCATGGACACCGGCGCCAAGCGCAGCCTCGGCGACGTCCTCAAACTCCGCGGCGAGGAGCACTACGTCTCCCTGGCCGCCGCCCTTCTCCGCGTCTTCGTATGGAAGCACGGAGCCCGCCGCAACCTCAGGCTTGCAGGAGAAGCGCGCCCGACACACCGCCAGCTCCTCAAGGTCCTCGAAGAGCACCCCGAACTGCGACGCTCCGCCGAGATCGCAGGCCGCGTCAGGAGCTCCGTTCGCCTCACGTCCAGCACCGCCGGCCTGTGTCACTGGCTCTTCAACCAGATCGATCGGGTCGACTGCGCCTTCTTCTTCGCCCGCCTCTGCGACGGCGCTGGCCTGATGCCCGGCGACCCCGTCTACGCCCTGCGTCGGGTGGTGGAGAACCTCGCCAAGGGGACCGGCCGCCCCGACGAGGCGTACATGACCGCGTTGGTGATCAAGGCGTGGAACCTCTACCGGGCTGGCCAGGAAGTCCAAACGCTCGCCTTCAAGTCCGGTGGAGCGACCCCTGAGGCGTACCCCGAGCCTAAGTAGCACCACCCGCGGGGCCGCTGGCGCGCGGCGGCCCCGCCTCCTTCCTGATCAGTACGGACGAGAGAAGCTCTTCATGGCCTGGTTCGCCCTCGACGACGGGTTCGACACGCACCCCAAGGTGCGCAAGGCGGGCAATGCCGCCGTCGGTCTGTTCGTGCGCCTCGGCGTGCACGCAACCAGGCACCTCACGGAGGGCCACCTCGACGGCGACATCGTCCGCAGCTACGGCACCGAACCCAACGTGCGCAAACTCATCGCCGTCGGTCTGCTCCATGCAGCCGGACACCAGTGCCCACGGTGCGAGCAGCCGGCCGACGGCGACTACGTCATCCACGACTATCTCGACTACAACAAGTCCCGCGCGCAGATCGAGAACGCCCGCGAAGCCGCCCGGAAACGGCAGCAGAAGGGCCGCGACACGGCCCGCTCGAACCGGAATCACGCGCGAATCGGCTCCGATTCGGGCTCGATTCGGAGCGGAAACGGATCCGAATCGGAGCGGAAACGGGGCCGAAAAGACCCCCTGTTTGACGACTCCACCGCAGGTCAGGACGGCCTGTCACGGCGTGACACCCATGAGGGTGCAACGGGTGTCCCCTCCCCTCCCCTCCCCTCCCATAACTACGACGTGGCTGATGTAGATGGGGGATCTACCGGTAGTAGGGCCGCTGATCTTGACGCTCTTGCGCCCGCTCCTATTGAAGTCGACGGCTTCCAGCTGACCGACTCCATGCGCCGCTGGTGCCACGCCACCTACCCGGCCCTCGACGTCGACCACGCCACCGCCCAGTTCGTATCCCACTACCGCTCCACCGGCGCCCGCCGAAAGTCGTGGCCCGACGCCTGGCAGAAGTGGATCCGCGACGACGCCCAACGCGCCGCACAACGCCGCCCGTACACGCCCTCCAACGTCATCGCCCTCCCCGGCCAGCCGCTCACCGGAACCGACGCGAAGGTCGCCGGCTGGGCTGCCATCGCTGCGCAACTCGCCGAGCAAGGAGACTCCGCGTGAACCCGACCGAAGCGGCCGAACTCCTCGGCCACGCCGCAGCCTTCGACAACCGCAACCCGTCCGCCGCTGCTGCCGTCGCCTGGGCCGCCGCCCTCGACGACGTCCCGTTGGACACGGACGCGAAGGCTGCGGTGGCGGTCTACTACCGCACCCCGCCGCAGAACCCGAACGAACGCCTGTGGATCCTCCCGCACCACATCCGCACCCTCCGCTCCAAGATCCGCAGCAAGCGGCTGGAGAACTTCCAGTACGAGCCGATCGCCGACGAGACCGACGCCGAGTTCCTGGCCCGCTACCGCGGCCAGGTCCAGGCCATCGCCTCCGGCCGCTCACCGGCACCCGTCGGCCGGCTCGCTCTCACCGGCGGCCCGGCGAAGAACGTCATGGAGGAGTTGGAAGCCCGTGGCTGGGAAGGCAACCGCACCGTCCCGGACTCCGACGAGGAGGCCGTCGCCGCGGAGTTGATCGACACGGTCCGCCGTACCGGCCCGCTCGGCGTCCAGTGCCCCGCCTGCGGAGCGGCCATAGGGCGCCCGTGCAAGACGCCCGGGGGCTCGGAGAAGCGGCCACTGGGCAAGCCCCGCCCCAAGCCGCACAGCGCCCGCCTACGGGCCGCCGAGGGCGTCGCGGAGGCCACGGAGGCGGAACGCGAAGCGCAGGCAGACCGCATCCGGCAGATGTCCGCCGCCCACCTCGCCCGCCAGCAGGCCAACGCCGAGGACATCCCGGACGCCGTGATCGTCGACGAGGAGCCGAAGCCGTGACCGACCGCCCGCGTTACACCGCGCCCATGCCCGACGAACTCCACCACCAGCTGCGTACCGGCCAACACCCCGCCCGCTCCGTGCCCTGCACCCACTGCGGGGCACGAGCCCACCAGCCGTGCACGTTGCGCAAGTCCGGCCGGCTGCTCCCGAAGCCGCACCCGCAGCGCATGACCGACTGGGCCCGCACCACCGCCTGCTGCCCGGAATGCCAGGGCGAGCCCGGAATCACCTGCCGCACCCCGGACGGCTTCCCGCTCACCACCGTCCACGCCCGCCGCTACCAGGAAGCAGAGGAAACGCTCGCATGACCACCACCCCGCCCGACCCGGCCATCGCCGCCACCGACCTGTGGGACCACCTCGTCGACTGGCAGCCCGCCACCGCCGCCGCCCTGCTGTGGAAACTGCGGGCCCTCGACAACGACTGGCCGCTGCGCGTTTTCGGCGTCGGACGTCCCGATGCCGCGCTCGCCCTGCCGTCCGGCGCCGAGGGCGACGTCTACGACGACCAGGTTCCGGAGATCGCTCCGTACGCCGACGACGGCGCATGGCAGCACTGCCCCGCCTGCGGCGAGCGCGGCGGGAACTGCCGCTACCACGATGGCTACAACACCGGACGGCACGGGTTGTACAAGCCGCTGCTGGAAGCGCTGAAGGCCGACGAGACAGTGACTGTGAAGGCGTTCCTCGCCAGCCTCGACGACGAGGCCGAAGGATGACCGCCCGTAAGTGCGCGGGCTGCGGCCGGACGCTCCGCAAGAGCCCCGGCCCCTACGGCCCCACATGCGCCAGGAAGCTCGCAGGAGCCCCCCAGGGCGCCCGCGCAGCCCCTCCGGGCCCCCGACTGCCACCCAAGCCCCCGCAAGCCCTCACGCGCCGCCCAGCGCCCCTCACGCCCGGACAGGTCGAACTCCCCCTCGCCTACCAGCCCACCCCCTGGCCCCTCTGAGAAAGGCACCCCGATGAGCATCCGCATCAACCTCCCCAACATCCGCACCGCCGACCGACTCATCGAAGCCCTCTACAACGCCGCCGGACAACGCCCCCACACCAGGCAAGCCACCGAATGGCTCGCCATCGCCGCCGAACTCGAAGCAGCCATCGACCAACTCCCACCCACCTACCCGCCCCGCGAACGCCACCTCCACGCCGTGAGCGCCTAACCCCACACCGCCGGCCACCCCAACCCGAACCGCACCGACACCGCCGCCTAACCGATCACCACCGCGCCCGCGCAACCCCACCACACGAAGGCAGACCACCATGACCCGCTTCCAGCCCACCACCCAGCACCCCGGCTTCAACCACCAGTACGACGGCGTCCTCATCGTCGAGTTCGACGACGGCGACATGGCCGCCCTCACCGCCGACCGGGGCAAAGCCGAGACCGCCGTGGCCGCCCATCTCCGCAAGCAGCACGGCATCGACGACGAGACCGAACTCCGCGACGAGCTCGCCGAACTGGTGCCGCAGTGGGTGGTCTTCGAGTGGCAGCCCGAAGATCCCGAATCCGCCTGGCTCATGAAGATCGCCGATCGGGACGCCGACCAAGCCTTGCACGTGCACTACCTGCCCGCCGCCTGACCGCCCGCCCCAAACCGCGAATGCCAACCAGATGGTTGGAAACCGGAGGAAACCCGTGAACCAGCAGCCCACACCCCTCACCGACCAGCAGATCGACGACATCGAAGCCATCGCCGCCCGCGTCGCAGATGACCCGTTCTACGTGTCCGACTGCGAGGGCAGCCTGCAGGTGTGGCGCGAGAAGGCACTCACCCACGTCCGCCGCGACGAGTCCGGCGAGATCGACATGTACTCGTTCCCGTCCACGTACAAGGTCACGGACCAGATCGTCGAACTCGACCTGAGCACCTGGGATCCGGGCGAGGACGAGATCGACGACAAGCAGCGGCAGGACATCCACGATCTTGTGGAAGCGCGCGCCGTACTGCCCGTGCTCGTCGCCGAACTCCGCAGGCTCCGCGCCCGCGTCACCGAGCTGGAGGGCCCGGCCGTCGAAGCCCGCGCCGCTCTGGCCGCGCTCTGCTACGACCTCGACGACCCCGGCACGGCCGCCCTCGGCGCGCTGTACCTGCTCTCGCAGGCGACCGTCGGCGTGGACGCCCCGCGCGACGACGCTGCCGTCGCCCTGGCGCGGCACGACGCGCAGGTTCTGCGGAAGGCCGCGGAGACGCTGGAGGCGACCGACCGCGACGACGACGCGATCAACCTCCTGTACCTGCTCGCCGACGACGTGGAGCGCCCCGAGGAGACGCACGTCGTCGCGGACGACAGCGACGACCCGGAGCACGTCGACGACTGCCCCGGCTGCGAGGCGTTCACCCTCACCGGCCACCGGGCCGCTGCTCCTGCCGTGTCTGGTGCGGCCGACAGCAGGCCGGCATGAACGGGCGCGCGGAGTACTACCGCGACGAGCAGGTGACCCTCCTCCTCGGTGACGCCCTGGACCAACTCCGCACCCTGCCCACCGGCTCCGTCGACTGCATCGTCACCAGCCCGCCCTACTACTCGCTACGCGACTACGGCACGCCGGGCCAATACGGGCAGGAGGAAACCCCAGCCGCATACGTCGCCGCCATGCGCGCCGTCTTTGCTGAAGCCCGCCGTGTCCTCGCCGACGACGGCACGCTCTGGCTGAACCTCGGTGACACGACCGTGGCGAAGAACCTGCTGGGGATTCCCTGGTGGACAGCCTTCGCCCTCCAGGACGTCGGCTGGATCCTCCGCAACGAGATCATCTGGAACAAGATCGACTGCATGCCCGAGTCGGTCCGCGACCGGCTCAGCAACCGGCACGAGCACCTGTTCCTGTTCACCAAGCACACCCGCTACGCGTTCGACCTGGACCCGATCCGTGAACCCGTGAGCGACGACACCAAACGCCGCCCCGTCCTCGACTGGGAGACCCGCAAGGGGCGCGGGGAAGCGATGCGTCAAGGCGCGGGCGGCGCGTCAGCAGCGGGCGTTCAGCGAGTGGCCGCGAACCCGCGCGGCCGCAACCCGGGCGACGTGTGGTCGATCCCGACTGGCCGCTACCCCGGCGCGCACTTCGCGGTGTTCCCGATCGACCTGCCGCTCCGCTGCATCAAGGCGGGTTGCAAGCCAGGCGGAACCGTCCTCGACCCGTTCTCCGGCACCGGCACCACCGGCGCCGCGGCCCGCCAGCTCGGCCGGAAGTACGTCGGGATCGACCTCAACCCCGCCTACCACGACCTCGCCCGCGAGCGGTTCGCGCAGGGGGTCCTCGACCTCGACCTGCCCGCATGACCGCCGCCCCGACCCCCTGACCCGTACCGGCGGCTCGCAGTCGAAGTGCGAGCCGCCGGCCCGCCCACCTTACGGAGGAACCCGTGACTGACCACCGACCGCGACCGATCGATGTTTTTCACGACGAGTGCATGGCCCGAGCTGAAGCCGAGCGGGCGCCTGCCGCCTTGCCGTCTGTTGTCGTGTCCGCCAACCGGGCCACGCTGCGCGACCGGATCGCCGACACCGTCACGCCATTCCTCGCGAACTTCTCCGACGAGGAAGCCGCAAGGATCAACGCCGCCGAAGTTGCTGACGCGCTGCTGGCCGTCCTGCCCGCCCCAGCGCCCGTGTGCATCTGCGGGCACTCGAAGCAGCAGCACTTCGAGGACGCCTGCATCACCGAGATCACCGGCTGCAACTGCGGCGACTACCTGGAGCCGCAGGACGCGGCCGAGGTGATCGACCGATGGAGGCAGGCGGCCCTTCATGCCCGCGCCACCAACCGGGCCACGCTGCTCCGGGAAGCGGCCGAGGAGGTGGCCAGCCATCCCGGTCCGATCCCGTACCGGCCGCAGCTCGACGAGGACGGTGGCTTCTGGTGGGACACCCGCGACAGGGACGCAGTCGTCGCCCTGCTGCGCCGCATGGCCGACTGCCCGGCCTGTGAGACCGGCATCGAGCACGACGTGCACTGCCCGACGCCGGAGTCCCACAACTGGGGCTGTGGCTGCCAGCCGGGCCCGAGCCGTGTGGCCGCCGAGGAACAGCCCGCCGAGACGCAGGCTGCCCGACCCGAGCCCGACAGCCCGCGCTGCGCCGCCTGCACGCATCCGAAGCGCGACCACGACGGCCGAGCCGACCACCGGGCCCGCTTCTCGCCGCTCGTTGCCGGGGAGCCGTGGTGCCACGCCTGCAAAGCGCCCTGCGACTACGCCGAGCGGCCCGCCGTCGGGGAGCAGCCCGACACCCAGACACGGGAGGCGCAGCGCTGCCCGGCCAAGCACGGCGCCCTCGGCCGGATTTGCAAACTCCCGCTGGGCCACACCGGGATGCACACCGGCAGCGGCCCGAACGGCGGTGCGGTCTGGGACGGAGACGCCCCGTGACCGCCCTGCCCGCTTGCCTCCCGGCCGGGATCGCCGCCTGCATGGTCGCGGCCGGGGTGTGCGGGGCCCGTGCGCGTGGCTGTGCGGGCGCTGGAGGGCCCGAGAGCCCCTCGTGCGGCTCTCGCGACGCCGGGGGCGCTCCTGACGCCTCAGATGGGCGTGTACGGCTTCCGGTGGTTTCAGCGCCGCCGACCGGTACGACCGCAACAGGCCCGTCCTGCTCCCGCAGTTGTTGCCAGACGGCCCCGCAGCCCGTCGGCAGGGGTTTTCCCGCACCGCGCCCGCAACGGCCCTCAGAGGCCCGCACAGAGACTCTCGACCCACAGGAGACCGCATGAAGCCCTACCGGATCTTGGTAACCGGCAGCCGCGACTGGGAAGACCAACAAGCCGTCTACGACGCCCTCGCCAACGTCGTCCGCCCGCTTCCCGCCGACCGCAAGATCGTCATCGTGCATGGCGCCTGCCCCACCGGCGCAGACCAGATGGCGCACGAGTGGGCGCGCGGCTTCGGCGCCGTGATCGAGGCCCATCCCGCGAACTGGGTGAAGCACGGCCGAAAGGCAGGCCCGATCCGTAACGCCCTCATGGTCGTCGCAGGCGCAGACATCTGCCTCGCCTTCATCAAGGACCAGTCCCGGGGCGCGTCCTACACCGCACGCCTCGCCGACTCCGCCGAAATCCCCGTCCGCCGCTTCACCGCCTGAGCCTGCCCCTCGGCCGCCCCCACCCGGGGCGGCCCCGCCTGAGCCGCACGCCCGACCCGAAAGGCACGACATGACCATCGCCATCGACTTCGACGGAGTAATCCACGCCTACACCCAAGGCTGGCAGGACGGCACCATCTACGACCCGCCGATCGCCGACGCCCTGTACGCGCTCGAACTCCTCATGCAGCGCGACAGCGTCTTCATCCACACCACCCGCAACCCGAAGCAGGTGGCCCGCTGGATCGAGCAGACCTCCCAGCACGACATCGACTGCACCACTCACCTGCCCCGCACCTGGTACGGCCGCCGCAAGCCGTTCTGGAACACGCGCGGCCTGCTCCTCGTCACCGATCGGAAACTCCCCGCGACCGTGTACGTCGACGACCGGGCGCACCGCTTCGAGTCCTGGGGGCAGACGCTGACCGCGCTCGGCGTCGAAGTCCACGGCATCGAGCAGGGATCACCAGTCGACTGGCAGGCCGTGGCGGCTGAGCGAGAGCAGCAGTTGAAGGCGGCGCTCACGCACCAGCAGCGGGTGAAGGACGCGCTCGACGTCATCCACGAGTGGCAGCGCAACGGCGAGTCGAACGACTACCTGACCCGCGTGCACAAGGCCCTGGCCCCGCCCATGTCCGGCAACTCGCAGGCCGCCCGCGCGGTCCTCGGCACCCCGGACCAGCCATGACCGGCGTCCAGCTCACCCTCGAATGGTCGGAACCCTGCAACACCCCACCACCCACCGACACCCCCACCCCCGGGGACCTCCGCCAAGCCGAAATCAACGACCTCCGCAACCAAGGCGGCAACCTCGCCGGCATCTACCGCGCCACCACCATCCACGCCCCGGAGTACCTGTGACCGCCCTCCTCGCCGCCGTGTTCGCGCTCGCCGCCGGCTGGTGCATCGGCCACCGCACCGGCCGCACACTCCGCCGCGCCTCCGCCCAAGTCGAGGCGATCATCCGCACGACCATCCCCGACCTGGCACCGATGCCCGACTGGGACCACGTCGCCGAACAGACGCGCTTCGACGAATGCTTCGGAGACATGATCAACCACTACGACGAGGACGCCGCATGATCCAGGCCGGACAGATCTACCGCAGCCTCGACCCCCGCGGCGGCCCCCGTATCCGCATCAAGTCGTATCGTCCCGGTGACGCCCGCGCCCACATCGTCGACGCCCACGACGGCAAGCGGTTCCGGCAGATCCTCGTCACCGCCCTCCACGACAGCGACAGCACCAAGACCGGAGCCCAACGGCGCACCGGCTACGTACTGGAGCAGCCGTGATCGCCCCGTCGAGCAGCCCCCGCGGCGAGCGCGCGCCAAAGCCGGGCGTCACCTGGGACACCGTCCTCACCCGCACCGAGCAGCTCGTCGACGACGACACCCCCGACCAGACCCCGCCCAACCGGGCCACCCGACGCGCCCTCAAACGCGCAGCAAGGAAGCAGCGATGACCGAGCCCACCCCATCCCGGCGCGCCGAACTCCGCGACGAGATCATCAAAGCCCTCGGCCAGATCAAGACCACCCCGCCCGTCGCGCACCGCCGAGAGCAGGCCGACCACGTCCTTGCCGTCCTGTACCGGGAATGGCCGTGGCTGCGCGCCGAAGCCGAAGAACTCGCCGAAGCCCGCCAGCACCTGGCCGCCGCCTACGCGCAACGCGACCGCCTCCGCCAGCGCATGAACACGCTCGCTGACCGCTGGGACCTCGAAGGACCGCCGCCCGGCAACCAGCCGCTGACCGAACTCCGCAACGAGATCAGCGTCGCCCCGTTCGACCCCGAAGGCGCGATGACGGTGCGGGAGTACACGGAACGCGGACGGACGCTGTGGGCGTTCCGCTGCTGGGGCACCGACACCTGCGACGGCTGGCTCGGTCTGGGGCATCACACGCAGTCGTCGGCGCTGGCAGAGCGGGAACGGCATGTGGCCGAGGCCCACGCCGGCACCAGCCCGGCAGCGACTGAAGCGACCGACACCTGAACAGCACGCGGCCCGCCAACCCATCAGGTCAGCGGGCCGGCGGGCGCCCTCCGTTGTGCGCCCACGACGCTACGCCCGCAACGTCGACACCGGAAGACCGCGGCCCCTGTGCCGCACCCACCCGCTGTCGGCGGCCGGTCTTATCATCAGAGCGCGGGCTGGTTTCCATGGCTGGACTGGTCCGTGCTGCAACATCTCGTACAGCGAGGCCCCCGGTTGTCGATCGACCGGGGGCCTCGTCGTTGTCGTGGATCATCCTGCTGTCCGCTTCAGCCTCACGCGCACGCACTAAGGCCGGGCTTCGCCCCCGGAATATTGATGAGGGCGGGAGCGACAGCGACAGTGTTGCCCCGGCAGTGTTATGTAACCCCGTGTTGGTCTTTTGAGGCCGCATCGTGGAAGTGTTCCGGCTGGAGGTGTTCCACGCTGGAAGGCCCCACGACTGACACCTTCCAGGAGATCACTCTCTCGGAACGTCATAGACCGTCAGGATCGTCACGAAATCCCCTGCGCCCGGTTGCCCTGCGGGGATCTTCGTCTTCGTGCGGATCATGTAACCGAACTCTTCAAGCTCCGCGAAGGCACGGCGGAATGCACGCCGGCTTTCCGCCCGTGCGCCCCGGTGCCTGTCGGCGGTCTCCCACAACTTCGCCGCGTTGGTCTGCCAGCCAGGCCGGTGCGCGAGGATCTGAATGAGCACCAAGCGAGCCAGAGCGCCCAACCGCTCGTCGAAGACCAGCTCGTTCGGGAGTTGCGTGAAGTTCTTCTTCGGCTTCGACCGTTCGACAATCAGCACCGGCCGCTCCCTGTCTGGCAGGGGCAGGCTTGGAACGCTATGGTCATGAGTAGTGCTTGTCCTCTCTGGCGATAGGTCGGCATGGCGGACCTGGTGGGTCCAGCGCGGCGGGGGTGGTGCCCCGCTCAAAGCGAAAACGGCCGGACGGATTGAGCCCCGTCCGGCCGTCGCCGTTTCAGATCATTCTACGTGCCAGAAGCGGCCGAAGTGGCTTGACTCGGTGGCAACTTGGACACAGCGGACGAGGTCACGGACGCCACGAATTCCGGTAGTCCTCATGGTCGCCGCCATGCACGAAAGCCAAAAGCCGCAGCTGCTGTTCGGCGATCCGACCCGTTGGTCCAGCAGTCCCGAGATAGGGCCGGATCGTCTCATCGAAGAGCGCGAGCCTGGTCTCGGCGGCCTGAACCTTGAAGCGGACATGCTCTCCTGCCCGTACTGGGTCGCCCCCCAACGTGGGCACGCCGTGAGTGATGAGTAGGACGCCAGCGCGACGCTCCCACTCGATCTCCTCCGTCAGCCGATCGGCGACGAACTGCACCAACTCATCCATCTGACGCCTTCGCCTTCCCCAGCTTCAGCTTCGCCGCCACCTCGGCCGCCTCATGCCACACCTGCGCCTGATCCTCCAGGTCCCGACGCATCTCCTCCTCGGCCTCCACCGACAGTTCCTGCGCCTTCGACTGGAGCGCGGCCACCACCTCAGCAACCACCGCCGCACGGAAGGCGTCGATCTTCTCACTCGCGCGCTCCGAGTTCGCAGGCGAATGCTCCTTGCCCTGCATCGCGAAGGCGTACAGGTCCTTACGGGCGTCAACGGTCGTGATCACGGGATCTCCTTGTCGCGGCGGGGCTAGGGCCCTCTTCTTTCGCGGCTGCTTGGCAGGCCCCCGACCGCGCTTTCGTGACCGCATGTACGGCCCCAGCAGCTCGTAGGGGAGCATCCGCGTCTTCCCGACGACTCGGTAGTCGTTGGGGCCGATCGGCCAGCCGGACAGTGGATCGCGGGCCAGCCTTCGCAAGCCCTCCGCCGTCATGCTCTCGGCGATGCCGTCTTCGACGAGCCGTTCGGCAGCCTCGGTGAAGGACAGCATCGTCCGCTGCTCCTCTCCTGGCGTGTCTTCGGGCATGGGCCCACCTTCCCAGACTTCTTGCGCTGAACGCAAGAAGTAGCTACGGTCGTACAGCACCAACAGAACGGCCCGGCGTGAGTTCGCACCTCGCGCCGGGCCAGCCATCCACCTGCCTACCAGGAGAGATGACCGTGCCCGACTTTACGTCCCAATGCCCCGCCCCGGCCATGACCCCGGCCGACATCGCCGCACACCAAGCCGCCACGTACGTCCGTACCGCGCCCCTCAACGCCCAAGCCCGCGCCGCCATGCAGCGCCTGGAGACGGCCCTCAACACCAAGGCGGGCGTCCGATGAGCGAGCACCCCAACCCAGCCGTCACCGACCAAAACGCCACCCCCGCCCAACTCCTCGCCCGCGCCGCCAACGACTACGCCACCCAACAAGCCGCCAACCGCAAGAAGGCAGAGCAAGGCGGCACCGAAGACCGCCAAGGCATCCTCCCGGGCGGCGGCAACTGATGGCCTGGAACCCCTTCCGCTCCGGCGCAGACCGCCAACTCGCCGAGAAGAAGTACACGGGCCGCGAGTCCGCCACCCAACAAGCCGCACGCACCCGACGCCAAGGCCACCGCCGCAGCCTCCTCGGCACCGCCCGCGCCGGCCAAGCCTGGGAAGACCAGGACCGCAAGCAGGAGCGGCAACGCCGCGGCCCCTACCGCCAATAACCCCCACCCCAGAACGGCCGGCCCCCGCGAAATCTCCCCCCCGCGGGGGCCGGTCCCCGTCCGCTCCCGGAGGAGCACCGTGAAGACGTCCACCGGCGACCGCCCCAAGCTCACCGACCTGCAACACCGACTCATCATCGGCGTCGGCCTCGGAGCAGCCGTCATCGCGACGATCGGCTTCGCAGGCTCCTACGCCGCCGTGCGCAAGCTCGCGGAAGCCAAGCACTTCGGCACGTTCGCCATCGTCTTCCCGATCGGCGTCGACGCGGGGATCCTCGTGCTGCTCGCCCTCGACCTGCTCCTCACGTGGCTGCGGATGCCGCTCGCGCTGCTCCGCCATATCGCCTGGCTCCTCACCGCCGCAACGATCGCGTTCAACGCGGCCGCCGCCTGGCCCGACCCCATCGGCACCGGCATGCACGCCGTAATCCCGATCCTCTTCGTCGCCGTCATCGAAGCCGCCCGCCACGCCATCGGCCGCACCGCCGACATCACCGCCGGCCGCCACATGGACTCCGTCCGCATGGTCCGATGGCTCCTCGACCCGATCTCCACCTTCCGCCTGTGGCGGCGCATGAAGCTGTGGGAGCTGCGCTCCTACGAGGCCGTGATCCAGCTGGAGCAGTCTCGGCTCGTCGAGCGGGCCCGGCTGCGCGCTCGGTACGGACGACGCTGGCGAAGCAAGGCCCCGGTCTCCGCGGTCATGGCGCTGCGGCTCACCCGGTACGGGCGGCCCCTGAGCCCGGTCTCAGGCGTCCTCGACATCGAGCACGCCCCGGCTCACTCTGAGCCCGCCCCGATCGAGGTCGCGAGTCGTGAGCCTGAGCCCGGCTCAACCCGTGAGCCCGCGCGTGAGCCGGGCTTCGAGACGACTGTTCAGACCGCGCTCGTCGTCGCCGGACCCGAGCCCATCACGCACCCGGCTCCGCTCCTCGTGCAGCCCGCTGACCAGCAGGGATCACGTGAGCCGGTCTTGAGCCCGGCTGAGCCGACCCTCGTGAGCCGCGCTGAGCCGAGCCCTGAGCCCGCGCCTGAGCCTGAGGTCGACGAGGCCGAGCGGCAGATCCTCGAACTCGCCAACCGGCTCAGGAACGGCGAGCCGCTCACCAAGACCACCGCCGCCGAAATCCTCGCCGTGAGCCCGGCCACCGCCGGCCGACGGCTCAAGGAAGCCCGCGGCCGGATCAACGAAGGGACGGGGTTCTACCCGTGAGCCGTACTCCTGGAGCCGACGAGCGGCGGATACGCCACTTCCTCAACCGGCTCGGCGCCCGCCCCCTCGGCCACCCCGCACCCCAGGGAACCCTCATGACCGACACGCCCGCCCCCCGGAAGAGCGCCCCCCGCCTCCCTGACTGGTGGCGCAGCCGCACCCCCGCACCGCCCGCCGCCGACCCGGCCTCCGAACTGGACTGGTGGGACGCCCTCTATGCCGACGACACCACCTCGGACGAAGACGCACGCCAGCCGGACAGCCGTTGGACTCCGCAACCCGACTACTGGCCCCGCCCCCACATCCCGGTCGCCCTCACCGCCACTCCCGAGCGGGCCGCCGCGGCCATCAGCCCGAAGACGCGCGCGGCCCTGTACAACGCCAGCGCAGCCGGAGCCGGTTGGGGCCTCGGCCTGTACCAGCCGTGCGCTGCAGCGCTCGCCGACTGCGGCACCAACTACAGCACCAGCGGCGCCCTCGTCCTCGGCATCGGCGGATGCCTGCTCATCGCGCACGTGTGGGACCGCCGCACCCGTCACTGGTGGCCCGGCATCGCCTGGGCCGCCCGCATCCCCCTCGCCACCACCATTCTCGCGCTCGCCCTCTGGGCACCGGCCGCCTGACCAGGAGAAACCCAGCATGCTTCAGCACCTTGCCGCAGCCCAGGAGATCAGCGTCGAGGGCGGCCGCATCCTCGGCACCGTCGGAGCCGGCGGCATCGCGACCGCGCTCACCGTGATCCTCGTCGCCGGGATCCGCGAACCCAAGGCCAGCGGCGGCGCACCGGGCGGAGGCGGAGGCGGGAAGAAGAGCCGCATCCGCAAGAAGCTCACCTCCGACCAGGCGCAGTGGACAGGCGTGGCCGCAGGCACGCTCTACATGACGGCCGGGTCGATCTGGACGGTCGGGGGGAACCTGTCCGACGCGTTCGCCACGGTGTTCACCGGCGGCGGGTTCGGGTCGGCGGGTATGGGCGCGGTGTCGCTGGGGCTTGCCGCGCTCATGTACTTTCGCGAGCTGTCCCCGGGGAAGGCCGCGTTCACGGGGATCCTTGCCGCCGGGGTGTGGGCGAAGGCCGGTGGTTTGTGGGGGTTGCCGCAGGCGTTGATCCTGACCGGCGGGCACGCGTTGGGGATCATCTGATGAAGATCGTCAAGGAGGTAGGGGAGCAGCCCCCCGCCCCCGGCCTGCACCGTCGTATGGCCGCAGAGCTGCGCCCCATCCTCGCCGTCCGCGGGGTTGGGGCCTCCCTGTTTGCGGGCTCCATCGTCCTCGTCCGCCGCTGCTGGACTCTCCTCGGCCGGCACCTCGACGGCTGGGAACGCTTTGGCGCGCTCGCGTTCGGCGGATACGTGACCGTGTACGCGGCGATCCACGCCCCGCACATCGCCCGGTTCGCGGTCCCCGGGGCCGCGATCGTCTGGTGCACCGCCGCATGGTGCGTGGCACCACTTCCCGGGCCTCCTGTGGATGAGGAGGGCGCGTCCGATGAGGAGTCGGAGGCGCTGCTCTCCCTCGACGAGTTCTCCGCCGTCGTCCGCCGCGTATCCCGGCACCGGCAGGGAGCCCACCTGGCAGACCTCCTCCAGGAGCCCGAACTGGTCGGCTGGACACAGCCCGAGCTGAAGGCGGCGGCCGTCGCTTTCGGGCTGCCCGTGGAGGAGTTCAAGCTGATCCTCGGTGGGCGGCAGCGGGTGAGGGACGGGATCCGCGTCCGGGACCTCCCGCCCGCCCCCGACACGGCGCCCCCCGCGAGCACCCCGTCAGGCACCCCCGCGGACCCCGCTCCCCAACCCCTCCCCGCCCGACCCCCAGGGACCGGGTAGAAAGGTAGGAACCGCAGGTCAGCGCATGCCCCTACTCTTCTCCTACCTACCGTCCTACCCGTCCGAGAGAGGCCCTCGATGCCCTACGAGTACCGGTGCCCTCGGTGCCGCGCGAGCAGCCCGCCGGCCACGAGACGGGCCGCCGAGGCGTACCGGCAGCAGCACCGCGACCGTGAGCACGGCGGCCTTGTCCCGGCCGGCGAGTGCATCGTTCGGGTGTCTGGCAGCACGCCGGATCCGGATAGCCGGTACGTCAGCACGCGCGCCCTGCTCGGCGGTCTGGGGCTGCTCGCCCTCGCCGAGTTCCTTGCTCGCGTCCTCGGGCGCTGACCGCGCCTGCCACACTGACACCTACGCGCCGGGACCGCCCGGCACCTCGAAGGCCCAGCCGATTCCCCCCGTCCGGCTGGGTCTTCGCCTATTCCGGGACTGGCTCGGGCCGTGGCGGGGCCGGGACAGCCCGCGCCATCCACCGGTCGCTGGCGATCTGGCAGGGCAGCATGACGGGGATCAGGCCGGCCGCGACAAGGAGTTCGAGGCCCTCGACGCATTCGTCTCGGCTGTCGGCTTGGATGCTGTACCGCTTCGCCACCCGGTCAGTGTGCCGTGACGGTGTGACAGCGGCGGCCGGTTCGGGTGGAATCGGACGCGAAACGGCCCCGCACCGGAGTTCGGGCGGGGCGTCGTCATGCGGTGGGCTACTGCCGGAGGAGGAGGGCCTCGTACTCGTCGCACTCGCCCCGCTCGGCGGTGCGCGCGTTGCAGCCTTCACTGTGCTCGTGGATCTCGAACTTCCCCTCGGCTGCGACCGCACACTCGGCGCAGCAGTAGTCGATCCCCTTCTTGACCTTGCGCATACAGTCCGGCTTGAGGCACTTCCGGAGTTCCATCGGGAGGCCTAGTGGAGTGTTCATGGTGTGGGCTCCCCTACAGCGTCGTCGGGCCAGGGCTCGTCGTCGTCCGGTGGGCAGGTGCACAGATCGGACCATTCGGCTACGCCGCATTCGCATCGGGGGCAGTCGCAGGAGCCGATGCCGTCGCCGTATCCGTGGTGCAGGTCGGGCAGACCGCACACGTCGCATCGCTCGCTCACGTGGGCTCCTCTGCGACCTCGACCCACTCTGATCCGTCCCACCGGACGGTCAGCGGCTCATCCGTGTACTTGTCGAAGCCTGTTCGGGTGTTGTTCTCTCCGTCGTCCAGGTAGGCCGTCGATCCACTCCCGGACTCAGTGCGGTATCTGACCTTCATCCGGTCGTCTCCTCGCTGCCCGCCGGGCGTTCGCGCTGCCACTCGTCCAGCTTCGGCCGGTGGGGCTGGGTCACGCCAGGACGCCTTAGATACCAGGCGACGAGGTCCTTGATGACGCGTCCTCGGTCGCTGTCCTGCGTCTTGGCGGCGGCGAGGAGGTCGGCCCAGTCGTCGTCGCTGATGCGGACTGATCGGTGCTGGGTCTTGGGCTTGTCTGGCATGGGGTTCAGCCTACCGGGTGTACGTACAACTGGATAGATGCAAGGGGTTGCGGTGTACGTACACCGCGCGCTACGGTGTACGTACACCAGGAACGAGGGGGAACCCGATGAACACCGCCGCCACCCGCACCCGCCGCAACGACCTCTACGCCGCCGCGAAGACCTGCAAGGCCCTCGGCTACCGCACCCTCTCCGGCGCGATCGTGTCCCTCGTCGAGACGGGCCGGCTCATCCTCATCACCGGCTTCCTCAACCGCATCGGCGGCTCCGACCTCCCCGACGGCAAGGTGTCCTGGCTCGGCCGGCACTGCGCGAAGGCCTACCGCGAGACGCACGGCAACAGCCCCATCCGGGTGTGGGCGCAGCACCGCACCACCGGAAAGTGGAACCACGTCTACGCCTACGGCCCCATCGACCCCGCCCTGTACGCCGGCCTCCGCACCTACAAGGGCACCCGCCACCTCCTCGCCTCCTCGTACACGGAGGCCGCCTGAACCAACTTCACGGCGCCCCAGACGACCCACATCAGCACCACCCGCAAGGAGAACCAGATGGACGCCACGGCCGACAACGACTACGCCACCTGCCCCCGCTGCAAGTGGGCGGGCAAGCTCCGCAAGAACGGCACCATGCGCAAGCACCGCGAGTCCGTCGACATGGGGCGCTTCACCATGTCGGGTGGCCTGCCGCAGCAGCCGCACGGCGACATCTGCGAGGGCTCCGGCGAGAAGCCGTGGGAGCCCGGCCTCCCGGAGGGCTACGAACTGCCGAAGCAGAACGAGCACGGCGGCTGGGAGCGCGGCGAGGCCAAGCCGAACGACGCCAAGGACGTTCCGCAGACCTCTGTCCCGGTCTTCTGCGGGGCGTGCGGCGAGACGTTCACCGCCCGCGCCGCACTCGACGCCCACCAGTTGGAGACCGGACACGAGATGGACCAGCCCGACCATCCGCTGAAGGAAGACCCCGGCCCGAGCCTCGACGACTACGCGAAGGCAAGCCGGATCATCCAGAGCCTCATCCCGGGCGTCCGCCGGTAGCACCCCGCCCGGCTCTTCGGGGCCGGGCCCCGTCACCGTCCTCTACCCCGTCGACTGCCCCGCCGTCGCCCGCGTCCAGCTGCTCGCCGACGCTCTGGCTGCCTAGCCTCAACCCGAAACGGAGACCCGCCATGGCCAAACACTTCGTGGACTGCCTCACGATGCAGTGGTACGCGCTGCCCACCACCCCGTGCACCTGCCCTCCGTGGGTAGGACTCGACCCGGACGGCTGGTACCGCCTCGACTGTTCCGACCCTGCCGATCCCCGGATCGTCGAGTACGGCGACGAGGACCGCGACGACGAGGCGCCGCTGACTCTGGACGAAGCGATCCAGGAACTCCTGGCCCTGGAGCAGGACGACCCCGCCTGAGTGCGGCCCGCACACCACCCAGACCCAACGAACGGAGCACCATCGTGGACTTCAACACCGCCCTCAACAGCGTGATCGCCGACCTCACCCCCCAGCCCTGGGACTACACCGCAGCCGACGGGGCGACCCTCACCGTCATCCCCGCCGGCCTCCGCGAGGACCCGGGTGCAGCGGAGGTGTACCTGCGGGTCACCAGGGACAAGACGCACGCCGCGCAGGCTGCGATCACCACGACGGACCTGCCCGCCCTGATCGCCGCGCTGAGCGAGCCGGTGACCGGCCCGTGGGAGCACGAGCCGCACTACCCCGACGGCACCGAGAAGGGCCGCATCGGGACGTGGCTCGGCGACATGTACGGCCTCGCCCTCAACCCTATGCAGGACGGGTTCACCCTCACGGCGATCGAGGAGACCGACGCCGGCGTCGTGGCCGCGTCGATCACCCTTCCGGAGGCGCAGCGCCTGCCGCTCGCGTCCGCCCTGCGCCGGGCGTTGGACGTCGCCCGCAGCTGGGAGGACTGACCCGCTGCCGCCCGGGCCAGTATCGGCGCGGGCGGCCCCCACCCGCCGCCATCAACGAAAGGACCCCGCGTGTACCGCATCGCCATCGTCCGCAAAGGCCAGCCCGCCGACCGCCGCACCTGCACCACCCTGGGAGAACTCCAAGAAGTCGTCCGCGAAGTCATCCGCGCAGACGGCGGCACCATCACGGACGCCGACGACACCGCACTCGCTTGGATGGCCCGCGACGCCTACACGATGGCCGCCGACGAAGGGTTCGCCGCGATCGAACTCGGCGCAGCGTCGATCACCATCCGGCCCGGCCCGGCACCCACCCCGACCTTCCCCGGCGGGGGCTTCTAACCGCACCCGCCCCGCCACCACCAACCCGCGAGAGGATCCACCCCATGCGTCTCCGCCAGGCCCACGCCATCCTCGAAGCCGTCACCGCTCTCGAAGCGTGCGGGTTGGGCTTCGAACTCCACCCCCTCCACCATGATTTCCCCGGCAACCGCCGAGATCTCACCCGGGACCGGATGAGCGGCTACACCGAGATCGACGACGTGGACGACCCGGAAGGCAGCAACCCCCGCGCCTACAACGTCGACCTCCAGCCCGGCCCGGACGACGACCACATCGAGGCCTACCTCACCCTCGGACTCGGCCCCGACCCGGAATGCCTGCTCTACAGCAAGTACAGCGTCGCCCTCGACCCCGGCGAAGACGAACGCTTCCGGGGACTCGTCGGCGCAGCCATCGCCCAGAAGATCGCCGACACCGTCCGCAAACACGAACAGGGCCTCCGCCGCGACTGACCCTGCCGTACCGCAGAGAGCCCGACCCCGAAGCCACCACGGGGACGGGCCCTCACGCATGCCCGCGTACACCCGATCCGGTCACAGCCCCGTCACAACCCCAACAACCCGCATACGCCAGGCTTACGCTCCCCGCCACCACAACCCGCACCAACAGGGGGCACAGCATGGCGAACTACAGCGACATCCAAAAAGCCGTCCGTGTCGAAAAACTCCGCATCTGGTTCGCCTGGATCTGCGGCAACTTCATCCTCCTGGCCATCGCCCTCGCCACGAAGGACATCCACATCGTCAGCGCCATCACCCAAGTGCTACTGGTGGCCGGCTTCCTCGCCCTCACCGTTGCGCTCTTCCGGATGACCGGTGCCCTCAACCGTCGTGCCGAAGCAGCACGACAGGAAGTCCTCGGCGACGACTACCCCGGCTGACCCCCACACGCGCAGAGGGCCCGCTTCGCCACCAGAAGCGGGCCCCCACGCATGCGCCGGAAGATCACCACCCGTCATCCAGGCCACAATCCCCTCATGACCGTCTACCCGGCGCGATGCCCCGCCCGCAACCTCAACGGCCGCATGTGCTCCAACCCCGCCGGCCAAGGCACCAAACACCCGGGAATCGGTACCTGCATCTGGCACCGGGGCGGCCAGCAGCACGTCGAGGAGGCATGGGCCATGGCACAGGAGATCGCAGCCGAACGCGACATCACCCCGCACGAAGCACTGCTCGGGCTCGTGCGCACAGCGTCGGCGCGGGCCGCGTGGACGGACACGGTCATCGCCAGCCGCATGCGTGAACACGTCGACAACGGCGGCGACCCCCTCAATCCACCGGACGACATCACACCGTGGCTGCGCCAGTCCCGCGAGGAACGCAAACTTGCCGCCGCCACCGCCAAACAAGCCGTCGACGCAGGCGTCATGGCCGCACTTGAACGCCGCCTCGACCTCGAAGGCGAACTGGTGGCGACTGTCCTCGGCGGAGTCCTCGACTCCCTCAACCTCGACCACGAACAGCGCATGGCCGCACTCGGCACGGCGCAGCAGCTGCTCCTCGAAGCAGGGGGAGAAGCGACGGCAGCCTGAAACCCCGGAACGATCTTCCCGAGGGCGTGTCTACCGTCCCCGCCATGAGACTGCTGCTCACCGGGGCGTCCGGGTTCGTCGGCTCCACCGTCCTCACCCACGTCCTCACTCACACCAACTGGGACGTGTCGTGTCCGGTCTCCTACCGGCACCACGGCGACGGCGAACGCATCAGCGCCGTCCTCGACACGCTGCCCGGCGTCCGCAGTCGGGTCGACGTCTTCGCCCACGACCTGGCGCTGCCGATCACACCGCTGATGGCCGAACGCATCGGCCCGGTCGACTACATCTGGAACATCGCCTCCGAGTCCCACGTCGACCGCAGCCTCACCGACCCGGTGCCGTTCGTGCGGAACAACGTCGAGCTGCAGCTGAACATGCTGGAGTACGCCCGTCTGGCGAAGCCGCGGATGTTCCTGCAGATGTCGACCGACGAGGTGTTCGGGCCTGCGGGCGCCGACTATCGGCATCACGAGTGGGACAGCATCCGCCCTTCCAACCCGTACGCGGCGTCGAAGGCGGCGCAGGAGGCGATCGCCTATTCGTACTGGCGTGGGCTGGGCGTTCCGCTGCTGGTGACGAACACGATGAACCTCCTCGCCCCGTCCCCGCAGGCGGCGGAGAAGTTCATCCCGAAGATCGCCCGCGCCATCTTCGGCGGGGAGAAGCTCACCGTCCACGCCTCCCCGGACGGCAAGTCGGGGTCGCGCTGCTGGGTCGACGCCCGCGATTTCGCCGCCGCCTGGCTGTGGCTCACCGAGCACTTCGACGGCGACGAACGCCTCACCTACTACCCGACCATGCCGACCGGCCCGCTCCGCTACAACATCGTAGGCGAGGAGGCCACCAACCTCGACGTGGCCCTGCGCATGGCGCAGGCGGCCGGCCGCAGCCTGGATTACGAGTTGGTGGACTACCACTCACAGAGGCCGGGACATGACCACCGGTACGCCCTGGACGGTTCGAAGCTCGCCGAACTCGGCTGGCCGGGTCCGCGGCCGTTGGATGAGACGCTCGGCGACATCGTGAAGTGGTACGCCGACAACCCGCAGTGGCTCGCAGCGTGAGCGGCATCTTCCAGGCGGCGGTCATCCCGACGCGGAACCGTCATGACCTGCTCGCGGACTGCATCAACTCGGTGGTAGACCAGGTCGACACGGTCATCGTCATCGACAACCAGTCGAACCCGCCCATCGACCCTGAGCCGTGGCACGGCAAAGTCGGCGTCGTCTCGCTGCCCATCGACCCTCCGAACATCAGCACCTTGTGGAACGTCGGGCTGTCCCTCGCGGATGCCCAGGCGCACCGCGCCGAGGCGCATCAGTGGGACATCGCCGTCCTCAACTCCGACGTTGTCGTACCACTCGGCTGGGTCGAGGCGCTGTCGACGGCGATGCGCTCCACGACCGCGGTCCTCGCCTACCCCGACCAGCACGGCGGCACCCGGCAGGTCCTCCACACGCAGGCCGGGCCGATCGACCTCCGCCAGCGGATCACCGGCTACGCGTACATGCTGCGCGGCGAGACCGGCCTGCGCCTCGACGAGGACCTCGCCTGGTGGTACGGCGACGACGACCTCGACTGGACGGCTCGCGAGCATGGCGGCGCGCTCCTCGTCCCCGGCATCCCTGTCGAGCATCGCTGCCCGAACGGGTCGATGTACGAGCGGCCCGAGCTGCAGGCACAGGCTGGCCGGGACCGCGAGACCTTCGCGGCGAAGTGGGGGCGCACGCCATGGTGATGGAACGCATCCCCGCCAGTTCCTGGCACGAACACCGCGGCCACGTCGCCCGCTACCAGTACGCCGCGAAGTGCGTGCGGGACGGGGAAACCGTCAACGACATCGCCTGCGGTACCGGCTACGGCGCCACCCTCTTGCTGCGCGGCCCGTACCGCGGCTACGACAGGCCCGGCATCCCCGACCCGTCTTTCCCCGGTAGCTTTCACGCGGCAGACCTCGACGACCCTTCCTGGGTGCCAGACATGGCGGACGTGACGGTGTGCTTCGAGACGCTGGAGCATGTTCAGGACCCGGCGCGCCTTGCGCAAGTGATCGCCGCGGCCACCCGACGGGCGGTCATCGTCTCGGTGCCGGTCGTGCCGACCACGCACCTGAACCCGCATCACCTGCACGACTTCACCGCAGCGGACATCCCGCCGCTGTTCCCCGCCTTCGAGGTCGTCGACGAGTGGGCGCAGCCAGAGGAGTTCTCCCACGTGTGGCTGCTGGAACGGGCGCACCGTGGCTGACGTTGCGATTATCACGGCGATCACCGACGGCTACGACGCGCTGAAGCCCGTTCTCCCGCAGGCCGGCCTCGACGTGGAGTGGATCTGCGTCACCGATGGCGAGCCCCTCCCGGACGCCGACGCTACGACCGGGTGGACGATGATCTGCCAGCCGCGCCACGGCCGCCACGGCAACCGGGAAGCGAAGCGGCCGAAGCTGCGTCCGTGGGAGTACACGGCCGCCCCGGCGAGCATCTGGGTGGACGCATCGTTCCGGGTCGTCTCCGACCGGTTCGCCGCCGAAGCCCTCGCCTACGCGGATCCGATCGCCCAGTTCGCTCACCCGTGGCGCGACTGCCTGTACGAGGAGGCCGCCCACTCCGCGCTCCTGCCGAAGTACACCGGCGAGCCGATCATCGAGCAGGGCGCCCACTATCGGGCGGCCGGACACCCGGAGCACTGGGGGCTGTGGGCGGCTGGCGTCATCGCCCGACGGCACACCCGCGAGGTGCGCGCGCTGGGGGACGTGTGGGGGCGCGAGATCAACGCGTGGTCGTTTCAGGACCAGATCTCCGAGCCGTATGCGCTGCGCGCGGTCGGGTTGCAGCCTGCGTCGTTGCCGGGCTCGCACATGGCGAACGGCTGGCTGAAGTACGAGGGAAGTGGAAGGCACTGATGAGCGAGCAGACACCGAGTGTGGGCCGGATCGTCCACTACGTCAGCCACGGGACGCCCGTTCGGGAGGACGGCACGCAGGCCTTCACGGCCAAGTGCCGCGCGGCCACCGTCACGGAGGTCAACATCGAGGAGCCGCTACAGGTCGGGCTGTGCGTCCAAAACCCGACCGGCCTCTTCTTCCACCCGCTCGCCGAGGGTGGATGCTTCCAATACGAGGCGGAGGGAGGCAGTTGTTCCCTTCCTTCCGGTGAGCGGCGCGGCGGTACGTGGCACTGGCCGGAGCGTGTGTGATGACCAGCATCGAGATTGGTGGCGGTCACCTCGTCCAAGCCGGGTGGACCAACCTCGACGCGTGGAACGGCCACGGCGAATGGCGCAGGCTCGCGCAGGACACCCCGTGGCCCACAGCCGACGACAGCGTGGACGCGATCCGGGCCGCGCACGTCATGGAGCACATCCCCGCCGGAGAGCCCCGTCTCGCCGTGATGAACGAGGCACACCGAGTCCTGCGCCCGGGCGGCGTGTTCGAGATCCGCGTGCCGAACTGCCTGTCGGGGACGTGGCACGCTTTCGCCGATCCGACGCACGTGTCGTTCTGGTGTGTCGAGAGCTTCCACTACTTCGACGGCCTGTTCGCGGCGAACGCCGACTACGGCATCCGGCCGTGGACCACCATCGAGCTGCGGGTCCAGGGCGACAACGAGATTCTCTGGAAGGGCACCCCGCGGTGAGCGCCCGTGAAGCCCTGTACTGGGCCCTGTGGGACAACTACACCCAGGCCCAGAAGAACGAGTTCATAGACGCCTTCGTGCACGAACTCGCCGAGATGCAGCGCGACGAACGCCCGCAGCACAACCCGGACTGGCAGGCCTGGGGCGACGCCGCTGACCTGATCGATCCCCTGAAGGACGCGCCGTGAAGCCGGGCGTGACCGTGGTCGTTCCGTTCCACGAGCAGCGGCGCACCAACGGCATGCTCGAACGCGCCGCCGCCTCCGTGCGGGCGCAGACCGTCCCCGTGGAGTTGGTCCTCGCCGAGGACATCCACCACATGGGCGCCGCGATCACCCGGCATCACGGGCTCGCCCTCGTCGAAACCGAGTGGACCGCTTTCCTCGACAGCGACGACGAACTGGACCCTGACCACATCGAACAACTCGTCGCCTGCGCCGAGGACACTGGCGCCGACTACGTGTACCCGTGGTTCCGCGTCCACGGAGGCACCGACCCGTTCCCCATGTTCTACGGCCGCCCGTGGGACGACGACGCCCCCCACCAGACCACCATCACCATCCTCGTCCGCACCGGCCTCGCCCAGCACATCGGATTCCACAACCCACCCGAAGACAGCACCATCGGCGGCCAGCGCGGCGGCGAAGACTGGCACTTCACATTGGGCTGCCTCGCCGCCGGAGCCCGCATCGTCCACCTGCCCCGCAGGTCCTGGACGTGGCACCATCACGGAATGAACTCCAGCGGCCATCCCACCTGGGGCGACGCCCGCACCCCCACACCCGCCCGAGCACGCCGGGGGATCCGGTGAGCCACCGCCACTACTGCCCCGACCAGGCCACCTGCGCCGACCGCGACCCGTGCTGCCTGTTCACCGAAGGCGACTGCCTCTGCGACTACGCCAACCAGTGCCGCGGTGCCAGACCGCCCGCATACGTCGTCGTCCCCGGTGTCGGTGTCGTGGAAGCTCCTCGCGGGGATCCGCTCGTTCGTCAGCCTCGCCAGCAGCCCCGCCGGAAGAAGCCCCGCGCTCAGCGCCGGAGCAGTCACGCCCGCTGAGCAGTCACAATCCGGACCATGACCACCGAGGACCGGGCCCACATCGCGCAACGCGCCGCCGCCCTCCTCGCTGCCCAGATGAAACCCCGCTGGCAGCCACAACCCCACCAGATCCCCCCCGACGGGAACTGGACAGGCTGGCTCCTCATGGCCGGCCGTGGTGCGGGCAAGTCGAAAGCCTGCGCCGAGTACGTTCGCCAGCACGTCAACGGGCCGCCATGCCTTCCCGGGCCCGTCCCGCACTGGATTGCGATCATCGCCCCGACCCTCGGGGACGGCGTCACCTCCATGTACGAAGGCCCCGGCGGCATCCGCAACGCCGACCCCGGAGCCCGGCTCGTGCAGGCCCCGGGCGGCACCGTCATCCGCTGGCCCAACGGATCGCAGGCCAAGCTGTACGGCTCGCACACCCCAGAAGACGTCGAGCGGCTTCGAGCCGGTGGCAACTCGTGCCTCGCCGTGTTGGAGGAGTTCGCGACGTGGCGGTACATGGAGCAGACCTACGACCAGCTCCGCTTCGGCCTGCGCTCCGGGCCGCGCCCGCACTGGATCGCAGCCACCACGCCGAAGCCGCGCCCGCTGCTGAAACGCATGCTGTCCGGGGACATCGCGGGCATCGTGCACACGCACGCCACGATGTACGACAACCCGCACCTCGAACAGACCGTCAAGGACGCCCTGGAGGACACCTACGCGGGAACCGACATCGGCGCGCAGGAACTCCACGGCCGCCTCATCGACGAGGTAGCCGAAGCGCTGTGGACGCGCGCCACGCTGGAAGAGACCCGGGTGCGGGCCGACGCGGTGCCGGAACTGGCGCGGATTTCGGTCGGCGTCGACCCATCGGGGGGCGCTGGGGAACAGGGCATCATCGTGGTCGGGAAGTCCGGGCTTCTGCTGCCGAACGCATTGCCGGGGCGGTCGACGGATCCCGAAGACGCACTCCTTGTGCGCGCTCATGCGCAAGAACGGCCACAGCACCACGGCTTCGTCCTGGACGACCGGTCGTGCCGTCTGTCGCCGGATCAGTGGGGGCGGCGGGCGGTGCAGGCTGCGATCGACTGGGAGGCTGATGAGATCGTGGCTGAGACGAACTACGGCGGGGCCATGTGTGTGGCCACCCTGCGCACGGCGGCCGAGGCGCTCGGCGTGGACATTCCCATCCGCACGGTGACCGCGACGCGCGGCAAGGTCGTTCGCGCGCAGCCGGTCGCCGCGCTCGGCGCGCAAGGTCGCTGGCATATGGCCGGGGTGTTCTCCGAGCTGGAGGACCAGTTGGCCACTTGGTATCCGGAGTTGGGTTGGTCGCCGGACCGGTTGGACGCGATGGTGTGGCCGGCCTGGCAGATGAAGCTGGTCGGTACGGCGGCGCGCGGTCAGGGGTCGTTGGGTGGTGATCTGGCCAGAAAGCAGATCGTTGGCGGGCGGCTACGGTGATCGGCATGGAGACATGGCTGCTGCTGCTCGTGATGTCACTGGCGACGTACCGCCTGACGCGGCTCGTCGTCGAGGACGTGTTCCCGCCGGTGCTGTGGCTGCGGGACCGGCTCGTGGGCGGCTGGCGGCCGCTCACGCGGAAGGAGTCGGAGACGAACCGGCTCCCGGTCTTGGAGGAGGGCCAGTCGGCCACGGTGGCGGGTCTCGGTGGTGTGACGGTGATCGACGGTGTGACGAATCGGTACGTGGAGCGGACGCGCTGGGTGCCGTACTGGTTGGGGGATCTGCTGTCGTGCCCGTGGTGTGCGTCGGGCTGGGTGGCGCTCGTGGTGACGGCCGGGACGTGGGCCACCGTCGGTGTGCCGGTGCCGCTGTTGGTGTGGCCTGCGGTGTGGGCGGTGGGTGCGCTGCTGGCGGCGCAGGAGTGGGCGTGACGCCGGAACACGGTCCGGCTGCGGGCTCGTAGCATCGGTGGTGCAGGCCGGGCCCTTCCGGGGTTCGGGGTGATGGGTGGTCGCAGAGGGCTGTTCGCAGTGGGCATTGCGGGCGGCCCTCACCCACGCCCGGAATGATCTTCCCCGGGCTGCTCCTACCCTCCCTCGCAGACCGCGAGCAGGGAGAACCGATGGCCTGGTACCACGCCTTCACCCGGCGCACCCCCCTGCCCACATCCACCACACCCACCGCCCCGGAACCTGCCGCGCTCACCGCCGCAGCCGCGCCCGTCACCAGCCCCCGCACCGAACTCATCCGCAACACCGACGCCTGGCAAGAAGAAGTCTGGGGCTACCACGACACCCTCGGCGAGTTCCGGTACGCCGTCGACTGGGAAGCCAAAATGCTGTCCCGCGTCCGCCTCTACGCCGCGAAGCTGGAGCCCGGCCAAGACGAACCCGCCCGCGCCGACGCCGGAACCGCCGTCGACCTCATGACCGCCATGGCCGGAGGCGTCGCCGGGCAGGCCGTCATCATGGACGGCCTCGGCACACAGCTTTCGGTACCGGGCGAGGGCTACGTCATCGTCGAGAACATCAACGGCGTCGAGCAGTGGTCGGTGCGCTCCACGGATGAAGTGCGGGTCGCCCGGGGCCGGTACGAGGTCATCGACGAGAACGCCGTCAACGGCGGCAACGCGTGGCGTCCGCTTGCACCCGACTCCCTACGCCCCCTCAGGGTGTGGCGGCCGAACAAGCGCTACCACCACATCGCCGACAGCCCCGCCCGCGCCGCACGCTCCACCATGCGCGAACTGGAACTCGTCAACCGGCACATCGTCGCCCAGTACCTGTCCCGCCTCGCGTCCGCCGGTGTGGCGATCTTCCCCGACGAGGTCACCTTCCCCACCAGGGAAGAGTTCGCCGACGCCCCGGATCCGTTCATGGCCGAGTGGATCGAGAACGCCAAGACCGCCATCAGCGAGCCAGGCACTGCTTCTGGTGTGGTGCCGATGCCGATCCGGGTTCCGGGCGAGTACGTCGACAAGATCAGGCATCTCGACTTCACCCTGAAAATCGACGAGAAGATCATCGAAAAGCGCGAGTCCGCGATCAAACGCCTCGCGACCCAGCTGAACATACCGCCCGAAGTCCTCCTCGGCATGGGCGACCTCAACCACTGGAACGCGTGGGCCGTCGACGAGACCAGCCTCAAAGTCAACATTGCCCCCGACGCCGAACTCATCGCCCAAGCCCTCACCGCCGGCTATCTCCAGCCACGGTTGCGGGCCTCCGGTGTGGAGGACTGGGCGAACTGGGTCGTCTGGTACGACATGTCGGAGCTCACCCTGCGCCCCGACCGCTCCGACGACGCCGTCCTGCTCTACGACCGGCTGGAAATCAACGGCGCGGCACTGCGTCGCGAGACCGGGTTCAGCGAAGCGGACAAGCCGAGCGACGAGGAGCTGAAGGAGCAGGGCCTGAAGGTCATCATCAAGACCTTCCCCACCGCCGCCCCCGGGGCACTCTCCAAACTCACCGGCGACCAGATCACCATCGACAGCCCCGCACAGGGTGGCGAACCAGCCGCTCCCCAGTTGCAGCCGCAGCCTCGGCCCGAGGACCGCAGCCCACCCAACCCGGACATCGCACGCCAAGCCGCAGCAGACGCCCGCGCCGAGCGCTTGGTGAGGCAGTCGCAGACCCTGCATGCCGTCCGCTTCGCGACCGGCCGGCCGCCGGAGTTGCTGCACCCGGGGCTGTGCTCGCAGCACGCGTACTCCTGTCCGTTCACGCATGCCGCGCTGAAGCTCCACAGCCTGCCCCGGCCGGGAACGTCCGGAGTGTATGAGGCCCGGTTGGATGCGTTCGGCCGGTTCACGATCGGCCAGCATTCCCCGCTGCTGGACGTCAGCGGCTTCTTCTCGACGACTCGGAGCACCAATGGGTTCGCTCACAGCAGCCGCTGACGGCTCGCACCTGTCGGGCGCGATGATCGCCCTGATGCCGACGCCGGAGGATGCGGAGCGGCTGGCGATCGAGGGCGGCGAGGCAGCAGATCAGCTGCATCTGACGCTGTACTTCCTCGGCGACGACGGCACGGCCTTCAGCGAGGAAGCCCAGCGCAGCATCGTCCAAGCGGTCACCGACGTACTGCCCCACTACGTCAGCGGACCCGTGACGGCCAAGGTCTTCGGCGCTGCGCACTGGAACGGCAACAGCGACAGCCCGAGTTGGGTGTGGTCGGTCGGAGACGACCCGGCCACCCCGCGCACCCTGGGCATGCTGCACGGGGCGATCGGCATGGCGCTGGAGGAGGGGCTCGCCGAGGGCGTCGACCATCCCGAACTGCCGGAGCAGCACACGCCCTGGGTGCCGCATATCTGTGCCGCGTACTCCGACGAGCTGGACCTCATCATCCCCATGGAGGAGCGGCTCGGCCCGGTCGTCTTCGACCGCATCCGGGTGGCGTTCGCCGGGGACCACACCGACATCCCCCTTGGCCAGCCCGTCACGGCGGGAGCCGGGGAAGCGCCGCCGCTGCGGATCGAGGTGGAGACGAACCGGGGCGGGAAGCTCGCGCTTGACGCCATCCGTTCCGTGCTCGGCCGCCACCTTCGCATCCCGCACCAAGTGACGGAACGGCTCCGTACCGAGCCAGTGACCGCGGCGGCCGACGGCCCTCGGCTGGCCGAAGCCCGGCTGCAGTACGGCGAGTACGTCATGTCCAGCGAAGCCGTCCGGGCCGCAGCAGGCAGCATCCTCCGCCGTCAGCCCACCGAGCTGGAGCTCGCCTCCCGCGTCGACTTCGCAGAGATGGACAAGGCGTGGCACAAGGCCGTCGACGCCACCGTCGAAGCCTGGGCCGACATCCAGGACGCGCAGCGCAAGCAGATCACCGCCGCCGTACAAGCCGCGGCTGAAGCCGACGACCTCGACCGGCTCGACTCCTTCACCGTGGACACGGGGGACGCCGAACGCCTGCTGATCGCCCGGATGATCGCCTACGCGCGGCAGGCAGGCGAGCAGCAGCAGGCCGAAGCCGAAGCGCAGGGCGTCACCGTGCCCGACTGGTCACTGGACGACGAGGCGATCACCGCCGCCGCGATCCGGGACCGGCTACGCCAGTTCGGCCGGTCCGCCGCCCGGATGCTCGGCGCAGGCCTGGTGCAGTCCGCGGTCCGGCAGGCGATGCGCGTGTGGGGCTCCGGTACGGCCGGCCAGGTGGCCGCGCAGGTCGACGAGCACCTCACCGGGCTGTCTGGTGCGCAGGTTGAGGAGCAGGTGGGTGCGGCGATGACGGCCGCGCAGAACGAGGGCCGTATGGCCGTCCTCGCGGTCGCGCCCCCGGCCACGTACACGGCGAGTGAGGCGCTAGATCGCAACAGCTGTAAACCCTGTCGCGACATCGACGGCACCCAGTACACCGACTTGGCCGTGGCCCGTACCGCGTACCCGACGGGCGGCTACACCGGCTGCCTCGGCGGCTCCCGCTGCCGGGGGACGCTCGTCACCGTGTGGCCGCAGGAGCAGCGGCAGAGCGCAGCCGGAATGATCTTGGCTGCGAGCGCGGCCACAATGCCGCCGAACAACCACGAAGGAGGCGGCACCGTGCCGTACAGCATCGTGCAAGACCACCCGGACTGCGGTGCCGATACGCCGTGGGCCGTCGTCCAAACCGACACCAGCGAACTCATGGGCTGCCACCCCACCGAAGCCTCGGCCGGCGAGCAGCTCGCCGCCCTCAACGCTGAGGAGACCGAGGAGCAGCCCGCGGACGACGGCGACGAGAGCATGGACTACGGCGGCCAGACCGCCCCATGGGAAGGGCCCCTCGCCGTCGAGGGCATCGTCACCGGCGACGGCCGCGAGTTCGCCCCCGGATCCCTCACCTGGGCCGAACTCCCCGTCCCTCTGCGCTGGAACATCGAGGACTCCCACGGCGGCGAGGCCCGCACCAAGGCCGTCAACGTCGGCCGCATCGACAAGGTGTGGCGCGACGGCGACAAGATCATGGGGTCGGGTGTCCTCGATCTCTCCGACGACAACGGGCGCCGCGCCCACGCCAAGATCGAAGGCAAGTTCCTGCGCGGCGTCAGCATCGACGCCGACAGCATCGGTGAAGCCGACGTCGAATTCGTGTGGCCCGAAGACGTCAACGCGGGCACCGGCGAAGGCGAAGGCGAAGACCTATTCGAGATGCTCTTCGCCCAGCCCGAAAAGGTCATCTACCACGGCGGCCGCATCCGTGCCGCAACCCTCGTCGACATCCCCGCCTTCGCCGAGGCCTACATCGCCCTCCTCGACGAAGCCGGCGCCATCGTGGCCGGCGGCCAGCCGGTCACCGAGGCCGAACTGGGCACCCTTCAGGAAGCCGAGCGCGCGGCCCAGCGGCTCGCTCCGGTTACCGCCGCGGGCGTTGAGGTGTTCCGGCCGCCCGTCGACTGGTTCTCCGACCCCAAGCTGTCGCTGCCGACGCCGATCACGGTGACCGACGACGGCCGGATCTACGGGCACGCCGCGCAGTGGGGCTCCTGCCACATCGGCCAGGACGACGTGTGCGTGCAGCCGCCGCACGAGGACGCGCACCCGTACTACCGCACCGGCGAGGTGGCGTGCGCGGACGGGTCGCGGGTCGCGGTCGGGCAGATCACCGTCGGTACTGGGCATGCGCCGCTGCACTACGGGGCGACACCGGCGGCCGAGCACTACGACAACACGGGCGCGGCTGTCGCGGATGTGGCGGTCGGCAACGATGCGCACGGCATCTGGGTCGCCGGGTGCGTGCGCCCGGGCGCGGACCCGCTGAAGGTGTACGAACTCCAGGCCGCCGGGCAGGTGTCCGGGGACTGGCGGCGGATCGGCGGCCAACTCCGGCTGGTGGGGCTGCTGGCCGTCAACGTGCCTGGCTTCCCCGTTCCGAAGATGCGGGCCCGGGTCGCGAGCGGGGAGCCGCAGGCGCTGGTTGCGGCGGGCCGGCCGACGGTTGCGTGGGGCCGTTCACAGTCCGAGTTGGAGCAGGATGCGGTGCGGATCGTGATGCGGATGCTGTCTCGTCGAGTCCACCCGGGGAGGTGAAAGGGAATGTGCAGCTGCAATAAGAGGCGTCGTCCGGCACCCCCGCCGCCGCCCCCTCCGAGCATCTGACCTTTAGGTTTAGCGGTCCGGTGAAGGTATTTGACCTTTGCCGGACCGTGTGCTATGCGCTAACCTCCGGCAAAGAGGCGCCAACTCATCGGGCGCATAACACCCTTCCGCAACGGAGGAAGCAGTGGCCGACGAACTGTTCAGCGCCCCATCCGATCTCACCCTCTCCAGCGACACCGACCTCGCCGAACTCGAAACGCGAGCCGTCGCCGAGTTCAACCGCGTCAACGAACTCGACAGCGTCGAACCCGACACCCTCGCCTACGCGATGCGCCTCACCGACGACCTCGACCGCATCCGCGGCGAACTCCGCGTCCGCGAGGTCCGCGCCGAGCAGCAGGCCGCACTCCAGCAGTCCCGCGTCGCCGAGCAGCTCTCCCAGCTCCAGGCCCGCGTCAACGGCACCCCCGCCGCACAGGCCGCCGCCGAACCGGCCCCCGCCGTCGACGTCGAGGCCATCGCCGCCGCCGCCGCCCGAGGCGTCACCGCCGGCATGGTCGCCCTCATGGGCGAGCGCCGCAACGGCCTCGACCCGCAGGCCCTCGCCCGCCGCGCCACCGCCTCGCTGTCCGAGACCGCGCAGCACGCGCCCGCGCCGCAGGTCCCGACCCAGCGGCTCGCCGTCACCGCCTCGGTGGACATCCCCGGCGTCGCCCGCGGTGAAGGCCTCACCAGCCTGGCCGCGCTCGCCGACGTGACCGCCCGCAAGGCCAAGTCCATGCCGGTCACGCAGGGCCAGCCCAGCGAGCAGCTCGTCGCCTCGGTTCGCAACGAGTTCTCCCACAGCGTCGACAACCGCACCACCCGCGGCGAGATGCGCGAACTCATCTCCTACCTCACCGGCCCCGACAAGCAGGCGGCCCTCGTCGCCGGTGGTGGCTGGTGCGCACCGTCGGAGCCCCGCTACGACTTCTTCAACATCGCCTGCGAGTCCGGCCTGATCGACCTGCCGACCTTCGGCGTCACCCGCGGCGGCATCCAGTTCCCCGTGAGCCCGTCCCTCGCCGACGCTCTCGGCGGGGGCACCGCCTTCGCCGGATTCGCACAGGGCACCTTCTCCAACACCTCCCAGCCGTGGCTGTGGACCGAGGCCGACGACATCGCCGCCGCCACCGGCTCCCCGACCAAGCCCTGCATGCGCGTTCCCTGCTCGGACATGGACGAGGAGCGCCTGGAGCTCTACGGCTACTGCCTCACCGCAGGCAACCTCACCGACGACGCGTGGCCGGAGGCGACGCAGAACACGCTGCGGCTGCTGATGTCCGCGCACGCACACATCATCAACGCCCGCCTCATCGCCCTCATGCTCGCCCGCTCCACCGCGGCGACCAGCATCACCGGCGGTGCCGCGACCGACGCCGCAGCCCCTCGCATCTACAACGCGGTCGGCCTCGCCGCGACCGACTACCGGGCCCGCTACGGCATGTGCATCGACGACGTCCTCGAAGTCGTCCTCCCGTACTGGGCCCGAGACGTCATCCAGGCCGACCTCGCCTGGAAGGCCGGCGTCGAACTCGGCGACATCCCCCTCTCCGAGGTCAACCGGTACTTCACCGCCCGCAACATCGCCGTCCAGTGGGTCAACGACTGGCAGGTCCGCGGCGCATCACAGTTCGGCAACGCCACGAAGATGCAGGCGTGGCCGACCACGGTGGACTTCCTCATCTACGCGGCCGGCACGTTCATCCACGGCAACGGCATGACGCTCGACCTGGGCGTCATCCGCGACAGCGTGCTGAACGAGACCAACGACCACACGGCCGCCTGGTCGGAGGAGGCGCACCTCATCGCCAAGGTGGGCCACGAGTCCCGCCGGTACACGGTCGGCTTCAACGTCAACGGCAGCACCAGCGCGCTGCTGACCGGCACCGTCCGCGTCTGACCCTGACCGTGACACGAACTGAGGGAGAGGGGTGAGCGCCGATGGCCGCACGCCAACTCGTCGACCTACCGACGGTGTTCACCCCCCTGCCCTACGGGCTGTGGGACACCGTCCAGCACCCGCCCACCGACGGCCCGCACTGGCAGAACGGGGTCACCTGGCCCGAGCGCTGCCCGACCGGCGACACCACGTATGACGAGTGCCTCGCCGTCACCGGGACCGGGGGCCCTGTGCCGGAGCCGCCAGCGAAGACCGCGAACGTCGAGCAGGGCTTTCGTGGCGCGCTCCCGTTCACAATCTTCGCGGAGTTCGAGTGCTCGCCTGTCGGGATCGCTGAGGCCGAGTCGGTCGCGTCGGATGCGCTGGCCCGGGTCGAACAGGCGCAGGTCGAGGCCGCGTTCTGGACCGGCGTAGCGGGCGGGCAGAACGTCGTGTTCCCGCACCTGGCAGCGGACACGGAAGTCCTGGACGGGGACGTGGTCCTGCAGACGGTCGCCTCCCCCCTCGTCACCGGCGGGCAGGATGTCGCGCAGGCCCTCGGCGCGCTGGAGCAGGCGCTCGCCGACTGCTACTCCGGGCAGGGCCTCATCCACGTGCCCAGGTCAGCACTGCCGACGCTCGCCGCCTGGAACCTGGCCTCCGTCGTCGACGGACGCCTCGTCACCCCGGCCGGGAACCTCATCGTCGCCGGGACCGGCTACACCGGGAGCGCACCCGACGGCACCCCGGCGGCCGACGGCACGGCGTGGATCTACGCCACCGGCGCGGCGTGGGGATACCGGTCAGATCCGTACGTGTCCCGGCTGCGGGACTCCCTGGACCGGACCTCCAACACGATCCGAATGCTCGCCGAGCGCACCTACCTGATCGGCTTCGAGTGCTGCCATCTGGCCGCGCACATCACTCTGGGCGTGCCCACCTGATAGGGAGACAGAACCATGGCAGCAACCTCGACGTGCGTGACTCCCATCAAGGGCACGCACATGCGGATCATCGCACTGGACGCGTGCGGGGTGCCGGTCACCGGCACGTCCGGCATGGTCGGTGTCTCGTCCGGGTTCGTTCAGGTCCAGATGGAGCCGGACTACGAAGACGGCCAGGAATTTTTCGAGCGCACCGCGTCGGGCGCACCGTGCGTGAACCAGAAAGACGACCCGACGCTGAAGCGCATGGGCCTGACGGTGCAGATGTGCGAGGTCAACGTCTCGATCATCTCCTACATCATCAGCGCCCGCGAACTCACCACCGGCACCCCGACCACCGGCACCGGCTTCGCCGTCGCCGAGGGCAACCCCACCAACCGCTTCAGCCTGGAGGTGTGGCAGGAAGTCGCCGGATCCGGAGCCTGTGACGCGTCCGGGAACCAGCGGTACATCTACCACGCCTGGCCCAACGTCGGCGCCACCCAGATCGGCAACTACACCGTCGAGAACGGTAGGAGCACGTTCGAGTTCTCCTCCGAGACCAGGGGCGCCGCGTCGACGTGGGACACCCGGGTCGGGTCGTCGTTCCTTCCGGCCGGACAGTTCGTCGACACCGATGAGCACTGGGTGTGGAACGTGACCACGACCGCGCCGCCGACCGTGGCCTGCAACCCGACCACGCTGTAAGGCGTCCAGGTGGTTGCCCAGTTCGGTCCTTGCTCCGATTGGCCCGTGACGTGGACGTGCGATCTGGACACCCTCAACCCGGCGGTGACTGGGGTGGCGGTGTCCACGGCCACCGAGGTGTTGTGGGCGCTCACGGGGATGCGGTTCGGTACCTGTGAGGTGACGCTGCGGCCGTGCCGCCGGGACTGCTGGGGTGGCGGGTTCTTCGACGACTTCGGGCCGCCCTGGTCGGGCGGCTGGTCGTACCCGCAGCCTGCCCTGATCGGCGGCCAGTGGTTCAACCTCACCTGCGGCGGCTGCAGCGGGGAGTGCTCGTGCAGCAGCGTGTCGGAGGTGCTGCTGCCCGCACCGGTCAACCGGATCGTCGAGGTGAAGGTCGACGGGACTCCGCTGGTGTCGGGCGCCTATCGGGTCGACAACAACCGGCTGTTGGTGCGCACAGACGGCGGGGACTGGCCGCGCTGCAACGACCTCGCGCTCGCGGACACCGAAGTCGGCACGTGGTCGGTGACCGCGCTGTACGGCGAGGATCTCCCGGACGGGGCCGCGCTGGCTGTTGGCCAGTTGGCGTGTGAGATCGCCAAGGCTGCGGCCGGCGGCGATTGCAAGCTGTCGGCCGGGCTGCAGCAGCTCGTCAGGCAGGGCGTGACCATCAGCTATCCGGATGTTGGGGAGTTGTTCCGGCAGGGCCGGACCGGGCTGTATCTCGTCGACATGTTCGTGGCGACGTGGAACCCGGGAGGGCTGCGGCAGCGGTCGCGCGTGTACTCCGTGGACCGGCCGACGGTACGGAGGACGGGGACGTGATCACGGGCCCGTTGAAGTGGTACACCGTCGCCTCCACCCTGGAGCAGGCGGTGTATGCCGAGCTGACCACGAAGCCGGACCGGCACTCGGTGGTGCCTGGCGCGATCGCGTGGGATGAATGCGACTGCGGGCTCCTCGCCGTGTCCGTGGCGCAGGTGTACCCCACCGAGCAGTTCCCCGTCCCGCTCGCCCAACGCGTCGGCAACGGCTGCGACGCACCCTGGGAAGTCGCCGAAATCGTCATCCAGGTCGTGCGCTGCGCACCGAACCCCGACGACCCGACGACCGCCCCGACCACGGCCGAACTCGACGCCTCCGCACAGGAAGTGCTCCGGGACGCGTACGAGATGATGCTGGCCGTGTCGGTGAAGCTGTGCGAGATGAACAAAGCGCGGGACATCTCCGACTTCATGCTGCGCCCGCTGACCGCGCAGGGCCCGTCTGGTGGCTGCGTCGGCAACGAGCTGCGCGCCTACGTCTCCCTGCCGAGGAACTGAGGCCAGCCGTGTTCACCGTCTCTACCAGCTTCAACCTCGACCGGGGCCGCATCGAGCGCATGCTCCGGCTGCCCGGCGGCATGGTCTACCGCAACATGGAACGCCGCCTGCGCCGCGTGGAAACCGAGGCTATCCGTCGCGCACCCGGCCACATGGGCTCCACCATCCGCGCGCAGATCCGCCGCGGTCCGGGCGGCGACTTCCAGGGCGTCATCAACGTCCGCCACCCGGCCGCCCTCTACGTGATCGGCGGAACGCGCCCGCACCGCATCCAGCCCCGCAGGCCCAACGGGGTGCTGCGGTTCACGGTGAACGGACAGGTCGTGTACGCGAAGTACGTCATGCATCCCGGCACGAAGCCGAATAACTTCCTGCGCGAGGCGCTCCGCGCGGCCCTCTGAACCTCCGGAATGATCATGCGCGGGGGCGACCTACCGTCCCACCCATGACCGAGCTCCTCACACACGCGAACGGCGCCGCCGCCGCGGCTGCCACGCCCGCAGCCCGGGACTTCAGCCGCCCCCGCAAACGCCTCACCTTCACCATCGACGGCGAACAGTTCGAGGCTGCACCGGTCCTGCCCGGCGACATCTACGCCGAATTCGTCACCCTCTACAACGGCACCGCCGATACCAAGACCTACCAGCAGCAGCACGACTTGCTGAAAGGCGCCCTCGAACTCGCCCTGGTCCCGGAGTCCTACGACCGGTTCGCCGCCCGGTTGAAGGACAAGGCCAACCCGATCGAGGACGACCAGATGGCCGACGTCATTCTTTGGCTTCTGGAGGCCTACGGCCTGCGCCCTACACAGCCGTCGCAGCCCTCGTCGGATGGGCCACAGAGCCCGGAATCTGGCACGAGCTCGACGGACGAGCAGCAGCCGCAGGCGTCAATCCCGGCGACCTTCCAGCCCACCGATTCCTGAACTGGATCTACGCCGAAATGGTCCAGCGCCTCAGCCCGCGCGAGAACGACAAGCCCGGAGACGCCCGCAAGCGGTTCGACGGGCAACTCGACGTGCGCGCCTGGACCGTCCCCGCATCTGAGGACAAAGAGCCGACACCGCGCGACCCGAACGCGCCCTGGTGGTGGGACAACGCTGAAGAGGCATCCCAGTCCTTCCTCGCCGCAATGGGGGTGAACCTCGCATGAGCACCCCCGCAGGCGACGGCCACATCGGCGACGCCACCATCAACGTCAACGCCAACACCACCGCCGCAGCCCTCGCCATCCGCGGCCTCACCCGCGACGCCAACGGACAACTCCGCGACCTGCGCGGCCGGTTCGTCTCCGAATCACGGCTGATCAACAACTCCCTCAATTCGGTCACCGGCGGCAGCAACCGCTTCAATGAAGCCCTCGGCAGCCTCAAGTCCGCCGCCCTCCTGCTGTCCCCCGCCCTCATCCCCATCGCCGTACAAGCCGCCCCCATCGCCGCCAGCGTCGGAGCAGCCTCGATCGCCGTGGGCGCGTTCGCTGCTGCCGCCGCCGGGCAGGTCACCGCGATCACCGACGCCGCGGACGCCGAGAAGAAATATCAGGACGCCGTCGACCAGCACGGCGCGACGTCCGCGCAGGCAGCCAAGGCGCAGAACGCGTTCGTGCGGCAGATCCAGCAGATGCCCGACGCCACGCGGCGCACCGCCGCCGCCCTGTCGTCGCTGAAGGACCAGTACCGGGGATGGTCGGACAGCCTTGCCTCCAGCACGATGCCGGTGGCGACGAAGGCTTTGCAGGCATTCGGCTCCGTGTTCCCGAAGCTGACCCCGCTGGTGCAGGGGGCGAGCGGGCAGCTGGACCGGTTCGTGACGATCGCCGCCGGCGGCATCGCCTCCCCGGGCCTGGACGCGTTGATCGGCCGCTTCTCGCAGTTCTCGACGGGCGCGCTCCAGCGCGCTAACGACGCGCTGGTCAGGTTCGTCCGAACCCTGAACACGGGGAAGATCAGCAGCGGCGCGGCCGAGTTCATGGAGTACGTCCGGGCCAACGGGCCGATCGTGCGCGAGACCCTGCAGAACGTGATGCAGGCGCTGCTGCACATAGCGCAGGCGGCGTCGGACGTCGGCCCGGGCCTGCTGACCGTGGTGAACATCCTGGCGAATCTGGTGTCCGCGCTGCCGCCGAGCGTGGTCACGTCGATGCTGCAACTCGCCCTCGCGCTGAAGGCCGTGAGGATCGCGGCGGCGGCCGCAGCCGCCGTCTCCGGCGGCATCACTGCGTTCAGTGCGGCGATCGGCGCAATGCGCGCGGCGGCCGCCGGCGCGACCGGGGTCCTGCCGAGTTTCGCGGCGGCGATCGGTGCGATGTCGCGGGCGGCGAAGGTCGCTGTTGCGGGCACCGGCCTCGGCCTGCTGATCATCGCGTTGACGCAGCTGTCCGACCGTGGCCGCCAGGCCCCGCCCGACATCGACAAGCTGACCAGTTCGCTGGCGCAGCTCGGCAAGATGGGCAAGGTCACCGGCGAGGCGGCCCGGGCGTTCGGTAACGATCTCGACGGCTTGTACGGCAAAGTCAGGTCGCTCACCGACCCGACGACCACCGACAAGGTGCAGCAGTTCCTAGTGGGCTGGACGGGCTGGGACTCTACCCCGGTCAAGGACGCCAAGGAGAACCTGAACTCCGTCGATCAGGCGCTCGCCAATCTGGTCAAGAACGGCCAGTCCGACCTTGCCGCCGCCGCTGTTCAGCGGCTGTCGGCCGAGTACGGCAAGGGCGGCCGGGACGCCGCCGACTTCACGAGCAAGCTCACCGACTACCAGTCGGCGCTGGCCGACTCGGCCTTCGAACAGCAGTTGGCCGCGCAGGCCATGGGCTTGTTCGGGGCGCAGGCGCAGGCGACGTCGGCGAAGCTAGCCGAGCAGAAGGCCAGCGCGGACGGCCTCCGGGAGGCGGTCATCGCGCTGAACGATGTCAACCGGCAGGCGTTGGATGCGCAGGCCGCGTTCGAGGCGTCCATCGACAGTGCCTCTGCTGCGGCCGGCAAGTACGGGAACGTGTGGCAGGCGACTGGCGGCCAGCTCGATCTCACCACGGAGAAGGGCAGGGGCGCGTACGCGGCTTTGTCGGATTTGTCGGCGAAGACGAATGAGGCGACGGCGGCCGGGCGGGCGGCGGATACGTCTTGGGCTCAGGTGTCGAAGACGTTCGAGACGGGCCGGCAGAAGCTGATCGGGTCCGCGCGGCAGATGGGCCTCACCGAGGCGGCGGCGAAGGCGTTGGCGAACCAGATCCTGAAGACGCCGAACAAGACGGCGTTCCTGAAGGGTGATCTTGAGGATCTGAAGAAGAAGTTGGCGGATGCCAAGACGCGGCTGGCGAATGCACCGTCGTCAAAGACCGCCCAGATCAAGGGTGAGATCGAGGATCTCAAACGGAAGATCGCGGCAGCTCAGGCGGCGATCAACAACGTGCACGGCAAGACCGTCATTCTCAGCGTCGAGGGCCGCGCGAACCAGACCGCGAAGAACCTGGCCGGGTTCGCGTCCGGCGGCCTGGTCCAGTTCGCTGCCGGCGGCCAAGTGCAGGGATTCCCCGGCGGGGGCAGGATCAGGGGCCCGGGCAGTGGTACCTCGGACTCGATCCTGGCGCGGGTGTCGAATGGCGAGTACGTCATCCCCGCCGATCGGGTGCGCCAGTACGGACAGAACATGTTCGACGCGATCAGAGCAGGCAAGCTGTCCTCCGCCCGGGCCACCCCGGCACCGACAGCGTCAGCCCTCGGGGTGGGCAACACCCGGACCGCTCCCGTGGTGAACATGACCTATGCACCCCAGATCAACCTCACCAACACCGGAGTCCTCGGCTCGAAACGCGAGCTGGAGAACTGGCTGTCAGGCGCGCTCGACGACCTGCGCCTGCAAGGCCGTCTGCCGATGGGGGCCACCCCATGACGTGGTCTCCATGCGTGACGGGAGCCGCCTATCAGATCGCCGTCGACTGGGCGGCCGACGGCGACTTCGTCGACCCCTTCGACGACACCACCGCCGACGCCCTCAGCCGAGGCATCAGCATCGCCTACGGCCGCGACCAGCAACGCCAACTCTCCCCGGGAAGGGTCGGCTCCGCCGGGTTCGCGCTGTGCAACGTCCAGCGCCTCTACTCCCCAGAGAACCAGGACAGCAGCCTGTACGGGGATCTGGAACCGGGCCGCGAGACCCGCATCCAAGCCACCTTCCAAGGAACCACCTACCCGCTGTTCTACGGGCGTCTGAACGACTTCACGGTCAACGCGGACCGCTCCGACCGGTCCGTGAACTTCACCGCCCTCGATGGCCTGTCCACTTTGCAGGGCGTGAAAATCTCCACCGCCCTCTACCAGGCCCTGCGCACCGGGGAAATCGTCGGCCTGATCCTCGACGAGGCGGGATGGCCGGCCGACCGCCGCGACATCGACACCGGCGCGAGCTTCACCCACTACTGGTGGGAGGAGGGCAGCACAGCATTCGACGCGATCCAGAAGGTCGTCAACGCTGAAGGCCCGCCGGCGATCGCGTACGTCGCACCGGACGGCGTGTTCACGTTTCGGGACCGGCATCACCGGCTGCTGCGCTCGGAATCTCTCACCGCGCAGGCGGCGTTCGCTGCGGCCCGCGTGGAGTGTGACTCGCCGCCCGTCACCGGCCTGGACTACACGGCGCCGTTCACCTACCAGCACGGGTGGCGCGACATCGTCAACGACGTGCTGCAGGACGTCGACGAACGCGTCCAGAACACCGACCTGTCCGCGGTGTGGAGCACCCAGTCGCCGTTCTCGATCCTCACCGGCCAGACCGTCGAGATCAAAGCCGTCGCGTCCGATCCGTTCCTCGACGCGGTCGCCCCCACAGCCTCCGGCAGCGATCCCGACATCGTGTACACCGGTAGCGGCGTCGTCTCCACCGCCATCTCCCGTACTTCCGGCCAGTCCACCATCATCCGCATCACATCGGTTGGCGGACCCGCGACGGTCCTGTCGATGCAGCTCCGCGCCCGCGCCGTCCCCGTCGGCCGCACCATCCAAGTCCGCGAACAGGACCCCGCATCCATCACCCTCCACGGGCTGCGGACCTACCCGCAAGACATCATCCTCGCCACCGCCAACGACGTCGAAGCCGTCGCCGAAGTCATCGTCGCCCAGTACGCGACGCGCCGGCCGCTGGTGTCGATGCGGGTCGTCGCCCAGGATCCGACGCATCTGGTGCAGATCTTCTCTCGCACCGTGTCCGATCTGATCTCGATCCGCAACGACGAGTTGGGGTTGGACGCCGGGTTCTACGTCGAGCAGATCGAGCACACCATCACCCGCATCGAGCCGTCCCGGCCGCCGATCCACGCCCTGGTCCTGGGCTGCGAGAAAGAGCGCGACGCCCCGAACAAGAACCCGTTCACGTTCGACAAGACGGGCGCCGGATTCGATGACGGGTTCTTCGACCCGATCGCCGCCGACGACCCGGACACGGTGTGGATCTGGGACACGCAGTCGGAGTTCGACACCCACGAGTTCGGAACCTAGGAGGCCCGGTGAACCTGATCACGAATGCGGCCCGCGCCTACGTCTACAACGGCATGTGGGTCGCGGACTGCCCCGCCGGATGCGGCGGCGTGGAGCAGCTGTACGAGACCAAGCGCAAGGGCGGCCCGCGGACGGTGCGGCGCACCCTGTTCCACTGCTCGTACTGCCATCACGCGACCAGCCACATCGACTGGCCGGCCGATGAGGCGGACATCTTCGCCGTCCTGGAATTGCGGCCGATCCCGCACAACCGGAACTGGTACCCGCAGGATCACCCGACAGCGGTCCGATTCGGGGTCGAGCACGGGCAGAGCGTCCAAGACCTGAGAGACGAAAACGAAGCGCACGGTGTGCCCGCGCGCGGAGAGGCAGCGTGACTCATGCCCGGGCCCTTTGAACTGGCGAACAGCCTGTTCCGAAACCACGAACCGATCACCATCACCCTCGACGGCTCCACCTACTACCTCACCGGGCTCGCCGTCAATCAGCAACTTGAGTCCACCAACCTCGAAGATGCAAAAGCCGAGACCGAAGCGTGGATGCTCGCCAACTTCACTGCGGTCCGTGTCCTCGCTCTGTGGCTTCCGCTGCCCACGGGCGCCATGAGCTACTTCGTGTACGGAGCCTGACTATGTCGTGGACAGCGCCGATGACGGCGGTCGCGAACACCGTATTCACGGCCGCACAGTTCAACACCCACGTCCGCGACAACCTGAACGAAACCGCCCCGGCGAAGGCCACCACGGCGGGCACGATCTTCGTTGCATCCGGCGCGAACTCGATCGTCGAGCGGGTCCCGTCGACCGCAGCGGTGACCACGTCCGAGTCGACGAGCGGCACCGGCTACGGCGACGTGGCGACGCCGGGCCCCGCGGTGACGGTCACCACCGGCACCAAGGCCATCGTCGCAGTCACGTCGATTGTTCAGAACTCGCTGGCATCACAGAACTCCTACGCCTCGTATGCCGTGTCGGGTGCGTCGACGATCGCGGCAACCGATGACCGGGCCGTCATCATCACGGCCGCCGCCGTCAACCAGACGCTGCGCGGAGCGGCCGTCTACATGGAAACCGCGCTCACCGCCGGGTCGAACACGTTCACGATGAAGTACCGCGTCACGGGCGGTACGGGCTCCTTCCAGAACCGCCGCATCGTCGTCATCCCCCTGTAAGGAGCATGGCCATGGCCACGGTCAAGCAGTACGCCCTCAGCCTCTGGCGGGCCCACCGGGCCGTCTGTCGAAAGCTGGGTGCAGACCTGTCATGGGGCGATCCCGCCGAGCGGATCCGCATGATCGGCTCTGACGTCATGCTGGCCGGACTGATCAAGGTGCTTACCGACAAGGGCCTGGTCACCGATCAGGAACTGAACGCGGTTTTCACCGCGATCACCAATGCGGACTTCCCGGTAGTTAGTCCCGTCATCGCGCCGGAACCGGGGCACGAGACACCGGACCCGGATCTTGGAGCATAGGGAGACAGCATGAGCACAGGACCGCAGAAGTACCCGGGCGCATCTACCGCTTACTGGTACCAGGACACTTATGGCGGCGACTTCCAAGAGGTCAACGTCATCGTCCTGCACACCACCGAAGGACGCAGCCTTCCCAACTACGACGGCGGCGCGGTCGCCCCGAACATCACCGCAATGCCGGACTTTGCCGCGAAGAGACTGCGCTGGTACCAGCACTTCGACTTCGACCGCTCCTCCCGCGCGCTCGTCAACCTCCGCGGCGGGGTAGAGACGAACACCAACAACGTCGCCCAGGTGGAGCTGGTCGGCACCTGCGACCCCGTCACCCACGCGAAGTGGACGGCGGCCGGATACGTCCACATCTACTGGCCCGAGGCACCCGACTGGGCACTGCAGGGCGTGGCCGAGTTCCTGGCGTGGGCGCACGCAAACCACGACGTGCCGCTATCAGGCCCGAAGGTGTGGAAGGCGTACCCGGCCTCCTACGGCACGTACAACGGCGTCCGCATGAACGACACGCAATGGAACGCCTTCAAGGGCGTATGCGGCCACCAGCACGTCGACGAGAACCTGCACGGCGACCCGGGCGCACTCGACTTCGCCCACATCCTCCAGCTCGCCACCGGCACCACCACACCCGCACCGCCCACGCCCTCTGAGGAGACCGATATGACCATCCAGAAGATCGACGAAGCCAACGCGTTCGACGTCGACCTCGCCGACAACGTGTGGACCACGTTGGCGTTCACCGACGCCGTCATCCACTCTGGCCCCCGCCAGCTCGTCGGCCCCACCTACGTCCAGCTCACCTTCGACCCCGCTGCGGTCGGCCTCGTCACCGGCCGGTTCATCCTCACCAACCCCGACGGCACCAGCCCGTCCGGGTACGGCGACATCGGGGAGTTCCCCGCGGGCGCGGTGCCGCAGTTCCACCACAACCACGACATCCCCGCCAGCAAGACGCTCCGCTTCCAGGTCAAGGCCCGCACCGGCGACGGCTCCACCACCAAGCTCATCCACCGCGTCGTCTCCGGCGACTTCGCCGTCTGACCACCTACACGAAACGAGAACCGTCATGAAGATCTTCGGCCGGGAGCCAGCGCTCATCATCTCCACCCTGAGTGCCGTGCTCTCCCTCGTCGTCACCTTCAACGTCGGCATAAGTGGCGAGCAGGCGGGCGCGATCGTCGCCATCACCTCCGCCGTGTTCGGCGCCATCACCGCGGCCTTGACGCGGCCCGTCGCGCCGTCCGCGTTCACCGCCGTCGTTGCCGCCGGGGCTGCGCTGCTGGCCGCCTACGGGCTGAACGTGTCGGCCGAGACGGTGGGCGCGACGAACGCGGTCGTGCTGGCGGTGCTCGCGCTGCTGACGCGCGGCCAGGTGTCCCCGAAGGGAGCCGCAGCGTGAGCAGCCCGCTGGACGGACGCATCCGCGCGATGGCCCGTGAGGAGGCTGCCGCGCTGCTCGGTGTCGCTTCGGCCACCCCGTCCGGCAGCGGCCCGGACCGGGTGGAGGAGCTGGCGAAGGAAGTGGCCGAACTCCGTGCCCTCGTCGAAAACCTCGCCACGAAGGAGCCGACGGCTCAGGCCAGTCCGGAGGAGCGGCCGGCCGCACGTCGCACCCGAAAGGCCAGCGAGTGAAGGTTGTGGTCTACCCGGCCGACCGTTGGGGGTGCGGCAGCTTCCGCATGGTCTGGCCTGGCGAGCAGTGCGCCGCGGCCGGCCACGACGTCGCCGTGGTCGGCGCTGGCGCGCGGTCGGTGCGCTTGGTCATGGAGCGGGACACGGTCCGGGACGTCCTTGTCGACGGCGTGGACGTGGTCGTGCTGCAGCGGGTCACGCACGCTTACATGGCGCAGGCCGTCAGCGTGCTCCGTGCGAAGGGTGTCGCGGTGGTTGTCGACGTCGATGACGACCTCTCCTCCATCCACCCCTCGAACCCGGCGTGGGCAATGCACCACCCTGGGAACGAGGGCAGGCGGATGGTGGGCGGGCAGGTGAACCGGCACTCGTGGCGCAACCTCGCGCGCGCGTGCCGTGACGCCACGCTGGTGACGGTGTCCACGCCGGCGCTGCTGGACGTGTACGCGCGGCACGGGCGCGGCGTGGTGCTGCCGAACTACCTGCCGGACCACTACTACGGGCTGCCGCGCACGGACTCGGATGCGATCGGCTGGCCGGGCTCGTTCCACTCGCATCCGAATGATCCGGAGGTGGTGGGCGGGGCTGTTGCGCGCCTCGTCGAGGAGGGCGCGCGGTTCGAGATGCGCGGCGACAGTACGGGCGCGGGCGCGGCGTTCGGGCTGGCGTCGGATCCGCCGGGGGGCGGGGTGCCGATCGAGCAGTGGCCGGCCGCTGTCGCCTCGCTGGGGGTGGGGATCGCGCCGCTGGCCGACACGCGCTTCAACGCAGCCAAGAGCTGGCTGAAGCCGCTGGAGATGTCGGCGTGCGGGGTGCCGTGGGTGGCGTCGCCGCGGGCCGAATATGCGCGGTTGCACGCTTTGGGCGCGGGTGTATTGGCGGACCGACCGCGGTCTTGGTATCGGGAGTTGAAGCGGCTGCGAGAGTCGGCCGCACTCAGGCAGGAGTTGTCGGAAACGGGGCGCGCAGTGGCCGAGCATCTGCGGCTACGAGACAACGCCTGGCGGTGGGCCGAGGCTTGGGCCAAGGCGTACGAGTTGCAGCAGGCTACGCCGCGGTCGCGGGTAGCGGTGTAGCGGAGATCGGCTCCTCGCGCACGTCCCGAATCCACGACACCCCGCACGCGAGGCAGAGTTCGTGCGGGTCGGCGTACACGAGGTCGGTGGACAGGCAGAGGGGGCATTTCGCGCGGGTGCGGACGCGCCGCAGCTGGTTGCGCTGGTACGTGGTCGTGCCACCCCAGTAGCCCTCAGCGCCGTGGAGCATCGCCCACGCCAGGCACTTGGTGCGCACGTCGCAGGTGCGACACCACTGCTGCGCCTCGATGACACCCTCGTCGGATTCGACGTCTGGAACAAAGTCCAAGTCGGCCGTGGCGCAGGGCGCGTTGGTCTGCCAGGCGACGTCATCGGCGGAGAAATACTCGATGTCCACGCCGCCCCCGCTCACGGGCACGGGGTGCTGTCGGCGACCGACCAGACGATGACGCCGTCGACCGCGCAGGTGCGGATCCGCCCCTGCCTTTTGAGGCGTTGCACGCACAGTTGCACGGTGGGCCGGTCGAGGCTGGTGGCTTCGGCGAGAGCGGCGCGGGATCCGGTGCCGTCGACGATGAGTTGGTAGACCTGTTCGTCGCGGGCGGCGACGTTCGGGTCGCGGGGGCGGCCGGGGCGACGCTGGGCGGTCGACTGCATGACAGGCTCGCATTCACTTGACCGGTCGGCTGAATACCAGTATGCACCTGCCGGAATATGACAACCCAACCTCATGCGAAACTCCCCACCGAAAGCCCTTGCGCAGCAAGCCCGGGAGGACCCCGATGAACATGCCCAATACGCCCGGCCCGCGCACCGCGGGTGCCTAACCTGCCCCGTGAGCGCGTCGGGAAGGTGGTGGCGTGGACGCGGCCATGGTCACGGCGATCGCAGCACTGATCGGCGGCCCCGTGACCGTGCTCGGCGCCATGTACGGAACCCGCGGCGCGAACAAGGCAGCCCGGGAGGGCTCAGCGGTGACGGGATTCAACAGCCTCACAGACCAGCTCCAAGAGGAGCTGAAGGAGAAGCGCACCGAGCTCGTGGCGGCGCGCACCGAGCTGGCCGCAGAGAAGGCAGAGAGCGCGCGCCTGCGCCTGCTGGTGCAGCAACTCGGGGGGACACCATGACCCGCACGCAAACCGTGCTGTACCGGGCGCGGCATGGACTATGGACGGTCGGCATCATCCTGTTCCTGGGCGGCGCACTGGCCGTGGTGTGGCTCCTCGTCGACCGCGCCGAACTCGCGAACCGGCTAGAAGCCGAGGCCAACCTCCGCGGGTCGGCCGTGTCGACACTGGCCGGCGATGTGCGGGCGCTGAGAGCCCAAGTGCAGGCCGAAGGGAAGACGCCGGTTGCGCCTGACCCGACGAAGGCTGTTGAGGACTTGCCGGATCGGGCTGAGGTTCCGGTGCCGATCCCGGGGCCGGCCGGGCCGGCGGGTTCGCCGGGGGCGTCGGGTGAGCCGGGTAAGGCCGGGGCGTCCGGCCAGCCGGGAACGCCTGGCGCGGATGGTGCGGTTGGGCCCACTGGTCCGGCTGGGCCTGCGGGGCCTCAGGGCGAGCCGGGCCCGGCCGGACCCCAGGGCGCACCCGGGGCTGCAGGTGTCGATGGCCAGGACGGCCGCGATGGGCCGTCATGCCCGGACGGCTACTCGCTGCAGGCGCCCTCCTACGACCCGGACGCACTGGTATGCCGGAAGGACGACGCGCCGGACCCGTCGCCAGGGAACGGGAATGGTGGCGGCGGGTTGTCGCTGGCGTTGGATCCGCAGCGCCGACAGTACGCGTGAGCGGCGTCCGGCTGCGGTCAGGTGGCCGGGTGCCGGACGATCCGCTTGAGTCCCATCTCGACGGTGTACCGGTCGTGCCCGCCCTCGGCCGCGAACTCCGTCACGGCGGTTTGTACGGCGGCCGCCGTATCGACGGTGAGGCGTCCGGCCTGGATCTCGTGCCAGGCGCGGGTCTCCAGGGCGAGTAGGGGTGCGGGGAAGTCGAAGGTCTGTGCCACGGGCGGATCCTATGCGGCGGTGGTGATCTCTTCCGCCCGTAGCTGCTGCTCGGCCGCCACCCACTCGTCCCGCAACTGCTCATACCGGGCCCGTGTCGGCCCCCACAGCCAACCACCCGTGGCCACCATCAGGGCGTGGATCTCCGCCTGCACGGCCGCAGCAGACCGCACAGGGCCAAGGCCAGAGGTGGTGGGGGGCATGGCCCCAGTTTAGTGATCGCAGGCCCCGAACACTCATCACGATCCCGCCGACTTCCTCTCCACGGCGTCGAGCACCAGATGCCACGGATACTCCTTTGGCTTCCCCTGGCCCGGCTGGTTCGGCACGAACCCGCCCTCCCCGTACAGGACGTCCACGCCCATCTCACGGAGCTCGGCGACACTCCGCTCGAACTGCCGGTGCTGGACGTAGGCCGCGTTCACGCACGGCATCGCCACGATCGGGATCCCCTTGCCGATGCCCTCGGCGACGACCCCGATCACGAAGTCGCGGGTGAGGCCCAGCGCCCACGCGTTCACCGAGTTGAAGGTGGCCGGCGCAAAGGCGATCACGTCCGCCTTCGGCCACACATCCGCCGTCCCGGGCAGCTTGTACTCCGAACGCACCGGATGCCCAGTCAGCTCCTCCAGCGCGGGCATCTGGCCGCCCAGCCACCGGGCGGCGGTCGGGGTCAGGCCGAGGCACACGTCGAAGCCACGCCGCTGCGCGTCCTCGATCACCTTCGCCACGTCGTGGACGGGCGGCGCCGCCGAGCCGAACAGGTACAGCACAGGAGAGGTCATGCCACCTATCCGATCACATGCAACCGCCCCCGCTCCGGGAGGAGTCGGGGGCGGACGCCTGACGCATGCAATTGCACGCGAGTAACGTTCCAGATGACGAGTCAGGAACGGAGACCAGTATGCCCTCACCCGACGACAACCACACCGGCACCCGCATCCGCGAACAGCGAAAGCTGGCCAGGCTCACACAACGCCAGTTGGCCGACCGGATCCCCTACTCGTACAGCCTCCTCAACCAAGTCGAGTGCGGGGCCCGCCCAGCAACGGCCGACTTCGTGGCCGCAGTCTCCCGCGCCCTACAAGTGGACGTCACCAGCCTCACAGGACAGCCCTACGTGACCGAGCTCCAACGCGACCGGCTCGCCGAACTCGTCCGCCCCATCCGCGAAGCACTCGACCTGTACGACCTCGGCGCCAACCCGGCCCTCACCTGCCGACCGCCCGCCGTCCTCGTCGCCGAAGCGGACCGGCTGTGCGGGCAGGTCCGCGCCACCCACCTCCGCAACGCCGCCCGCGCCCTGCCGGGGGCCATCGCCGAACTCACCCACACCGCTTGGGCCACGCCATCCACCCAGCTGTGGCAGGCCCTCGCCTCCACCTACCGCACCGCACACGACATCAGCGTCAAGCTCGGCTACTACGACCTGTCCGCAGTCGCCCTGGACCGCATGGCGTGGGCCGCCGAACGCGCCTCAGACCCCTGCTTGGGCGCGGTCCGCCAGTACATGCGCGCCCTCGTCTACTTCCGGGAAGGCGAGTACACGATCGGGCAGCGCCTCGTCGCCGCCGGCCACGGCATCGTCGGCCAGGCCGAAGCAACCCGCGAGGCCCTGGCTGTGACGGGGCAGCTCCACCTCGGAGGCTCCGTCATCGCCGCCCGGGCCGACGACGTGGGCGCCGTCGTGGACCACATCGGCGAAGCCCGGAAGATCGCGCGCCGGACCGGCGACGCCAGCGAGGTGCACTGGCTGTCGTTCGGGCCGGCCAACGTGGCAATGCACCGCATGTCTGCCGCTGTGGAGATGGGCCAGTACGACAACGCTCTGAAGCAGGCCCGCAAGATTCGCCTGCCCGCCTCGGTTGCAACGTCCCGGCGGGCGCACTTCCTCATCGACTGGGCGCGCACGGAGATGGAGACTGGCCACACGGAGAGGGCGCTGGAGCATCTCGTGGACGCCCGCCGCGCGGCACCGGAGCAGACCCGCTACCACCCGGGCGCGCGGGAGACGATCCGCGGCCTGGTGCATACGGCGCGGCGGACGCCGGACACGCTGAACTACATGGCGGCCTGGGTCGGCTTGTAAGCCGCGCTCACAGTGCTCACAAATCTGTGAGCGTTGTCGTTCCCGCACGCTTCTACGGTCATTGATGTGAGACGGATCACCGTGACTGTGGAGGCGTGACGATGGCACCAGAACCCGCCGTGACCTGCGGCATGCCCAAGCATGAGGCGCTCGTCCTGCTGCCCATCCCCAGCCTCGACGGCCTCGTCGAGCGACAGCTTCGCGGCTACGTGTGCGTGTGGGGCGGCGAGGAACTCGCCAACGCCACGGCCGTCAACCTCGGCCCGCGGCAGAAGAAGCGCCTCGGCAGCACGTACCGGATCTTCCCCCGCGCCTGCCCCGCCTGCGTCCGCGAGGCCGCCATACGAGCCCTCCGTGAGCATGACGGCATGTGCGAGCAGTGCACAGACGACGCCTCCCACTGCGACACCCGGCGCGCGCTGGAAGAACTCCGCGGAGCCAGTCGGTGACCGCCGCAACTGACAGCGCAGACCTGTCTACCGAATGCACCCTCGCACGGCAGCCCGCCTACAAGGACGTACACGCCATGTGCCGCCAGACCAAAGACGTGCCGCTGCCGCACTCCACCGGGATCCTGCTGGTGCGCCGCTGCCGCTGCTCCTGCCACCGACACTCGGGAGGCCCGCAGCTATGAGAAGCCCCGTAGACCGTCTGTTCCCGCTGCCCAAGCCCGAGCCTGCTCCTGCGTGCAGGATTTGCGCCGACCTGGATCGCAAGCGGGCCGCAGCGCTGGCTGAGGGCGACTTGTCGCGGGTGTCGGACTGCAACGTCGGCCTTCGCGCTCACGGCAAGCACGCGCCGATATCCCGTTAGTCTCCCCGGCCGCCGCGATCCGCACGCGGTCCCCGGGGTGGCCGCCGCCTGTGAAGGGGAGGGCGGCCAGGGGCCCGCCGTCGTGCGTTCACCCCGTGCGCCGGCGGCGGGCCCGCTTGGCAGGCGGCCTCTTGATCCCGTGGCCAGAGCTTGACCTTTCGTTACGCATTCGGTCGGGCCGTGCACAACCTGTCAGATATATGCAGCCCGCATCTTCCGTTACCGGCGGTTTACCGCTTGACTAACGGTCAAGGAAGGAGCGGCAGACTATGCCACTGTCACCCGCCCTGTCTGCGTGCCGCCAACCGAATGTTCCACCGATCCATCGGCAAGATCAGATCGGCAGTCTCCAGGGGGCGACCTTCATGGTCGAAGCGAGTGCGCACCACGCGAAACGCCACGGCGTCCACCAACAGCCCCAATGCGTGCGCCTGCTCGACCGACAACTCCACGCACCCCAGCTCGGCCGCGTAGGAAGCGTGCAGACCCCGCCGGCCCCGCCACCACGACGACACGAGCATCGCCGACCGGCCGCCCGGATCGAGACACTCCAGCGCCTCGTGATGCAGGGACACTCCCGCCGGGACCCCAAGACGGTACGCCAACTCCACCGTGGCGGGACGCGGGCGGGTGTCGGTGGTCTCGCTGGCGAAAGGCCACTCCGCGTCCGGGTCGGTGAGGGTGCGCATAGCAGGAGGATGCGCCACATAGACCGCACGCCGCTCCTCACCCTCAAGAACTCCCTGCTGCCGAAGCAGCCTGTGGGCGAGCCTCATGGTCTGCGGGTGGACGCCGTACTCGGCCGCCATTGCGCGTCGTGAGGGCAGGTCTTCGCCTGCCGCCCATTCGCCGGCTTCGATGCGGCGGCGAATGTCGGCGGCGATGCGGCGGAACCGCGCTTCTGGCAA